GCTTCTGCCGGGACTCGAATTACCTTCTATGGTGAACCGGCATTGCCAGCTGCTCCAGCTACACTGGAATTAAATGATGAAGATTACGAACAAATAGATTCTATAGAAACACCTAGAACTCTTCTAATCGGCGGTCTCTCGGGCAGTGGGTCTCTTGCGGGTTTGTTCTATTTGGGTTCTCACGCTGGGTTGGACCATTCCTCTGCTTCTGTCGGGACTCGAATTACCTTCTATGGTGAACCGGCATTGCCAGCTGCTCCAGCTACACTGGAATTAAATGATGAAGATTACGAACAAATAGATTCTATAGAATCTGAAGAAAACTGGTTTTAATTAACCAATAAAAGGTTGCAGTCGTGAGTAAATCAGCAGTAACTCAGACAATGAGTCTAATGCAGGTTTGTTCAATTTGAATTCTAACAATGAGTTAGACAATTCCAATGCTAATGTCAGGACACTGAAATACATTAAAAAAATTATAACTGACAAAAAAAACAAGGGCTGGACCTTACCTCTTGGTAAAATATGACATGCTTCTTAAGTGCATTGGTAGCGAAAGCGAAGATGCATGAAGGTATTTCAGAAAGAATTATTTATGAAGAGATATAATAGTTTATTTGATAAGATAGTTAATATAGACAATCTGTATCTTGCAGATAAAAAAGCTAGAAAGAATAAATCTAACAGGAAAGACATTAAGTAGTTTGATTAGAACAAAGAAGAATTACTTAAGAAACTATAGCAAGATCTAATTAACGGTACTTATAAAACTTCTGAATATGATACATTTATAATTAGAGAACCTAAAGAAAGATTAATATTCAGATTACCTTATTATCCAGATAGAATAGTACATCATGCTGTGATGAATATAATGGAACCTATATGGGTATCTATCTTTATTAAAAATACTTATAGTTGTATTAAACACAGAGGAATACATGAGGCACTACAGGATGTTAGAGAAGCTTTAAAAGATACAGATAATACTACATATTGTCTCAAATTAGATATTAAAAAGTTTTATCCTAGTATAGATCACGAAGTATTAAAAAGCATAATAAGAAAGAAGATAAAGGATTAGAAGTTATTGTAGCTATTAGATGAGATAATAGACTCAGCAGAAGGTGTGCCTATTGGTAACTACTTATCTTAGTTCTTTGCTAATCTATATCTTACTTACTTTGACCATTGGCTTAAAGAAGATAAATAGGTCAAATATTATTTCAGATATGCAGATGATATAGTAATATTGCATAATAATAAAGAATACCTATGGAGTTTATTTGAAGAAATGAAGTAGTATATAGCTACTTTAAAATTATCTTTTAAAGATAACTATCAGGTATTTAAGGTGGAAGATAGAGGAATATCATTTGTAGGTTATGTGATAAGGCATGACTATACTTTAGTAAGAAAAAATATTAAGCGTAGTATGTGTAGGAAAGCTGCTAGATTAGGCAGAAAGAAACACATTACAGTAGAAGATTACAAACAAGAAATGTGTAGTCATATAGGATGGCTTAAACATTGTAATGGTATCAATCTATTAAAGAAAATATTACGCTATAAAGAGCTATTAGTTTATGCAAGAAGATTTTCAAAATAGAAACTTTAAATAAACCTTATCGTTATATAGTTATAATCTCAAACGGAATTTCGAGCCCTCTCAGATTTTACTCCCCTTTTAATCTGTTAGGGCTTTATTTGATTTTTATTATCAGCTACTATCTATGAATTACCAACAATTAGGAGAACATACTATGCCAATATTTAAGAACATGTTCAGTAGTGCGGATAAATGCGTAGCTTCTGTTATAACTGGGCTACTTTCTATATTCGCGCCTGTATGGGTTCCTATCACTGCTGTCGGTATATTGATACTACTTGATGCTATCTATGGTTACAAAGTCTCTAAAAAATATGGGCATCCTAAGATTGAATCACATAAAGCATGGAAAACTATATGGAAGACTAGAGATGCAGCAGTAGCAATAACTAGTGCATCAATAATAGATTAGCTGGTAGTAACCTCTATTAACCTGCATGCTGTAGAAATAGTAGCAGGAATGATAGCCTTAGTTGAGTTTTGGTCGTTACTAGAATCATTTAGCGACTTATATCCTAAATGGAAAATATGGAAAATCCTCAAAAAGGTTATAAAAGCAAAAGGAGAGAAATATTTAGATATATCATTAGATAAAGAATTACCAGATGATTCCAATACTAAAGTTGATAGTTAATTGGTTTACAAGGAATTTCAGAGCAGTCGCAGTAGGTTTAGTTAGTTTACTTATTGCGACTGTTTTTGTTTAGAACCATTAGCTACAGAAAAAGAATAAAGAGATTGACAGAATAACTAACAATGTTAGAGCTTATGAACAATTAGCATCCTAGAAAGAATAGTTAAACAGAGTACTATAGCTTACTATAGAAGAACTAAATACTAGTAATGATAGTTTATTAAAAGAAGCTAAGGATGCTTAGAAAAAGCTTAAAATCAAAGACAAGAACCTAACTGATGTAAATGTAATCAATACTGAGATTAAAGATTCTGTTAGAACTATTATAAAACACAGGCTAATAGATTTTGACGAAGAACTTAAAATTAATCCATTAACAACTATCATAGTTAGTAGAAAGGACTCAATCCTTAAAGCCACATTAGATATTAAGAATCAATAGATTTTGTTTGTAGAAGAAAAGAAAGAATACAAAAATAAATATCGTAACGGTTTCGTTAGGTTCTTCCACTTTGATTGGAAGAAGATACGTACCAAAAAATATCAGATAGTTAACAGTAACCCAATAATCAAGGTAACTAATACTCGTGTAATTGAGTTACCTAAGTAAAATCAATATATTCAATAATATTAATCAATAATAATATGCATAGAATATTTCGTGTAAAGGCTTACGAAGCAGAACACGGTCCTCATTTCAACGAGGAACATGCCCGTAAAGCTGTAAGTAAAATGGAAAATGAGGATGGTACTCGTGGACCGCATTGGTCTGTAGAAGAAACTACCGCATTAGCTAGTCAGTACGGAATAAATCTGGGTAGCAGATTTAATCGTTATGATTGGTTCGTAGCACTTAACATGGTTTATTCTGATTACTATAAAGTAATTAAATGTGACGGAATCTTCCAAGTAATTAATCATATAGTAGTACCGGCTACACCGGCAACTTAATATAAATTGGGGCTCTAAATGAGCCCCTTAAAACTAACTTATTATGTTATTCAATCAATTAAATATAGGTGACAAGGTATATATAATAGAAGTAGTTGGTACATTCAAGAAAACTACTGAGTATAATGAGGGTTCTGTTACTCAAGTAAGTTCAATATATGATGAGCCACTACCACCAGGATAGTTCCCTATGCCTAATCAACCCAGAAAGAAAGTAGTAGATATAACTATATAGTGTAACGGAGAGACTAAGAAATTTACTATACCTGAGAATAAATCAGTTATAACAGATAATTCTATAGGTCTTACTATATCTACTGATAAACAAGAAATTATAAATATAGTACGTAATCAATATGATACGTATAAATAGAGAAAAGAGGCAATAGCTAAATGCGATGAAGAAATGGCTAAGTGTCAAGTATTATTAGATAAGCTGGGAGTAGATAATGAACCAGCTAGAGAGAATGATAAAATATTAGAACTATAGAAAGAAGTTAGTGAGTTGAAGAATATAATAAGGAAAGCTAATTAGATGGTTCCACCACCTATGAAGGAAATGCTCCCTTAGGATATGAAGAATGCTATGGATAAGGTTGGTCAATAAGATCAACCTTTTTTATTTTAAGCCTTTTTAAGACCGCTATTACTTGAATTAAAGGATTGTATTACTAATAATAGAAAGTGCCTATAACAGTCTTAAAATGCGTTATATGGCTTATAACGTTATTAAAACATAATATATTATGACACTCAATTAGCTTGTAGATAACATTCTACTTATTGCTCGTAATAATAATATTGCAGAGTCTGAGCATTTAAGTAGAATACAAATTGAAAAGTGGATCATAGGTTATAGGGCTATGTTGATTAAGCAAGATATAGATAAGGGTAGAGATATAAACGAATTATATCTTACTACTATAGAACCTATCCATTTAGACCGTGAAGAAACTGTACCAGGTTACTTTACTTATGTAGGAGATAAAGAACTCCCTAAGTTAATAGACTTTAACTATAGACCTGGAGTAATAAATGTACGTGATATGTTTGGTAATATAATTTAGATAGGTAGTCGTACTAAAGCTAAATTATAGAAGTATAGAAAAGCTACATGTAAAGACTATATTGCATGGGTTAAGAATAATAGGATATATGTAGATGGGGATTCTAATCAGCTAGAGTATATCAGTGTAGATGTAATAGCTGAAGATCCTACAGAGCTTAATGCTTGTTTTGATCCAGATAGTGAGTTTCCTATACCGTCTGCAATGATACCAACTATTACATAGATGATATTAGAGAGAGAATTACGTTTTATGATTACTATGCCTAGTGATGATACCAATGATGCGCATGATGATACATAGAACAGAGTTAGTAATAAATAATTGATATATGAAATATTAGAGAAAGAGTTATACTACTACTGATTTCTATGAAAGCTATAAATAGTACATAGAACCTAATACTCCATACGATATTGACTTATAGACATATAAAAATATCATTAATGACTATTTTTAGTACATTAGAGATGAAGTAATGTACAACTGTAAAGAGTTTAAGTTTCCATGTAGATTAGGTACTTTACAAATCATCAAACATCAGCCAAAAGAATTTACAGGCAAGAGTCTTAGATGGGACTGGAAAGCTACAAAAGAAACCGGTAAGCCTGTATACCTACTTAATGACCATAGTAATTATTATAAGTATAGATTCTTTTGGTCAAAGAAAGACAGTTTGCTTACTAATAAAACTAAGTATTAGTTTATAGCTTCAAGAGATAACAAGAGAAATTTAGCTCAAATAATATTCAACAAAACAAAAGATTACCCAGAATTATGATAAATAATCGTATGATTAGTTCAGCTTCTGTAGTAGCTAAAGTAATAGCAGATCTCGATTTAAGAGAAGATGAGATACGTATTACAGATATTCGGGAGTGGATTATGGAATCCATACTTAAGATTGGAGCTATATAGCAGTTTGAGCATAAAGTAGAAATACTTCCAATAGAATGCCACCAAGTATCATTACCTTGTGATTTGTATAAATTAGATTAGGTAGCATACTCATATTGTTGTAATGGTGGATGGCTACCTATGAGAAAAGCAACATCCAGTTTTGGTGTATCTCATGATAATCAATGTTGTAGTAAAGCTTGTATGCTAGTGCAGGATGCAGCCATGTTCCCATTAGTTAAGAATATGTTTAATCTTACTAACGATAGAGAAGCATTGGACAAGTTAAATGAAGATAATAATCTTAGAGAAACATTAAGTGCATTAATAAACTAGAATACTGTACCTACAGCAAATGGCAGATATTTAAGTAATAGAATAGGTCATAAAGATGGTACTATGTATAGTTATGATTTACAGTATATGACTAAACCTGGTTATATAATGACTAATGTACCTAGAGGATATATTAAGGTATCTTATTATGCTATATATACTGATGAAGATAGTATGCCCATGATACCAGATCTAGAGTCTTATAAGGAAGCAATATACTGGTATGTTACTATGAAGTTAATGTATCCTAAAAAGTTAAAAGGTCAAATAAGTCAGGGAGATTATTATGATATACGTAACTCTTATAACTTCTATCGTAAGCAAGCATATGCTGAAGCTATGATGCCTACTGTAGATGATTTAGAGAATGTAAAGAATACCTGGCACAAACTATACCCAGAGATGAATGATCACGATACTTTCTTTAGTACTAGTGGTGAAGAATAGATATTATATAACCAAGATAGCGCATTAAGATTGATATGATAAGTAATACTGCACAAGTTAATACATTTACGGGTGGTCTTAATATGGACTAGGACGTAAATTTGATACCGGATACTCAGTATAGATATGCTGAGGATATTCGTGTTATCACTAATGATGGAGGAACTACAGGAGTATTACAAAGTATAGAGAATCCTAGAAGATATGATACTATTATACCTAAAGATGAGACAATAATAGGTACTACTACTATAAATGATATTGCAGTAGTAATAACTAAAACATCTGATAATATTAATAAGATATACAGATTAATGGGGTTTGATACTAATATGCCTCAAATCAAATTAGTATGTAAAGGAGCTTTAGGATTATGTGAAGATTTATCTAAAAATCCTACACTAAGTATTGTAGGTAACTATGAATCAGATACTAATATAAAGATATACTTTACTGATGGAAACAGTCCTATTAAGATTGTTAACATAATGAGTAATGAGTATATAGACAATTCTAATCTTATAGATGAGAATGGAAATATAATCAACCCTGGTTCATTAGAAATAACTCCAGTAGTAAGTTTATTGCCGTTTAAATTCCGTTGGTTATCTGAAGGTAATCTTAAAGCTGGAATGGTAACATATTGTTATCAATTATTTAATGTGCATGGCACTGAAACTGTTACTTCTCCAATGAGTGAGTTAATTCACTTAACAAATAGTGTAACTAGCCGAGGTAGTTCTGAATATAAAGGTACTGGTCTAAATAAAGCATCAAATAAATCAGTAATGCTATCTACTGAATTATCACTTTAGGACTTTAATAAGTTAAGAGTAATTCGTATATTCTATGAACAGAATAATTCTACCCCTACTATTAGTATAGTAGATGAAATAGATATACCCGATGGTCAAACAAGTATACAGTATGTAGATTATGGAGCTACTTTAAGTGATATATCTGTAGAAGAATTTAATGCTATGACTGGTTATCAGTTTATAGCATAGACTCTTGCTAAGATGCAAAACAGACTATTCGCTGCCAATGTAACAGAGAATACTTGGATACCAGAAGATGAAGATGGTAATGACTATGATGCTAGAGCTTACAGAGCTAATTCAGAAGGGAGTGTGTAGCTATTATCTAGTTTAGATAGTAATAACATTCGTCTGTCTATAACAGATGATGAAGCTATTAAACGTATTCCTGCTACTCATGACTGTATAAATCCATTTAACAATGTAAAATATACAAAGGATGCATCTAATTCACAGAATATATACATATATAATAAGGAAGGTGAACTAGGTGGTTATGGTATCAATATAGAATATTCATTTGTAACTACAGATATAAATCTAAGTAATAAACAAGATAAGTTTAGATTAAACCAATCCTGTAGTATGGATGTACCTACTGTTAGAAATAACACTAGATATATAAACAGAGGTGATAGTAAGATGCCCGAAATACTACAGCCTACTGAAGAGCAGAAGAATAATCCATATATACCTAATTATGCTGATCCTTATATAGCTGCTAATTATAGAGGATACTAGAGAGATGAAGTGTATAGATTTGGTATAATATTTTATAATGATAAATCTGTAGCTTCTCCTGTACTCTGGATAGGTGACATTAGAATGCCTCATGCTTCTCAAATGCCTCCGTTTAAATATGAGAACAATACTCTTATAGGCAATGCTCTAGGTGTAGAATTTAAAGTAAAGAAAATGCCTGTTGGTGCAGTAAGTTATGAAATAGTTCGTTGCGATAGAACTGAACGTGATAGAACTGTGCTTATGTAGACTATAGGTAGTTACGTATATGAGTATAGAATTCAAGAGTAGGATAAGTGGGTTGGTCAAGGATCTGAGTTAGATAGTAGTTTGGAAATGAGACCCACACCTTTCTTCTGTAGTCTAATTGGTGAACAACTAGCAATATCAACAGGTACAGCTGAAGACGTTGGTAACTTCTCCCTTACTATGAGGGCAAATGACTATATACGCCTTGTATCTCCAGAGATATGTGTACAAGGGGATGATGTAACTAGACTATTTGAAGGAAGTGTGTACTTAGATGGAATCGGTTCATACTATTCTCCATTTGTTGGTGGAAAGGTAAACGATAGTAAATTTGATGATTTTAAAGACAACTATACTAATGGTAATACTATAGGTAACAGTGTAAGCCGTAGTATATTCGCTGCAGCAGATTACGTTACTCAAATAAACGGCGAAGTATTGCAGCAAGATACTGTACCATACGTAGGTTATGGTAGAAGATGGGATCTTAATGTATTAGCAGTAGGATTTCCTTATTAGGATAGTAGAGGCAAGAAGGTATATCGCGGAGCATCTATAGCTAAATACTTTGTTCCAACTTTTGGTCAGTCTCAAGATATATCATATATAGAAGACGCTAAATATCCTCCTAATATAGATTATAATATGTATGGAGCTCCTGATGTTGTAGCTAAAAGAATAAATGTTGGTAATAGAACTTATACTAATTATTCTATGTCTGATTTTATTCATAATGACAATCAATCATTACAAGGTCCAGCTGGTCCATGTATCATAGCTCATGTACCTGAATTAAGTAAAACATTTGCAGGTTTTAATAGTGTACCTACTAACAAATATCCAGAGCTTCATCCATTTGATTCTACTAATGCTATTCCTGTATTTAATATTAAACGTGATGGCAATTCTATATATGGTGGTAATACGTTTTCATCTAGATAGAATTCTGTATACATAAGTATAGCAGCGCACGACAGCAAATACGTATTTGGAGGAGATACTTATTTAAGTTTATTAGATTATCCTAATACTATGTTGTTCCAATTGCCTGATGCTAAGGAATGGGATGGTATGAAGAATTACATAGGAGCTTATATACCATTTGAAAGTTCTATTAATATGAATTTATTTCACGGTGATTAGATTCATAGAACCGTAACCAGTTCAAACTTTGCAGACTCTTGGTTGCAACTAGAGCCCACTTAGATGTAGGATATACACGTACAAGATCTTCCTTACTTTGTATATAATTCTGTTTATTCCGCATAGAATACTGGTAAATTGTATGTACCTAATTCTATGTATGCTGATAAAGACGTAAGGTATACTAATAGAATATTAACTTCATAGGCTAAGACTAATAATGAAGTAATAGATTAGTGGTCTAAATTCAAAGTAGCTGATTACTTAGATGTAGATAATCAGTGGGGAGACATAACCAATCTAAAAGTATTCAAAGATAGACTATTCTATTTCCAAGATACTGGAGTAGGAGTAGCTTCTGTCAATGAAAGATCACTTATTACTGACGATAATGTAAATCAACTAGTATTAGGTACTGGTGGTATATTAAGTAGATTCGACTACGTAACTACTACTAATGGTTCGTCTATTAAGAATGACAAGAGTATAATTAATTCAGATAATGTGCTTTATTGGTACGATTATGATAAGAACGAAATATGTTCTTATACAGGTCAAGTAAGTTAGTTATCTAAAGAAAAGCAGGTACAATCTTACTTTAATAAAAACATTAAAGAAGATAGGGTTAAAGCTATGTCCTTATTTGATAAGAAGTATAATGAGGTATGGTTTAATGTACTAAATAAACCACTAGTATTTAATGAGTAGTTAGGTAGATTTACATCTTTCTATACATTTAATCCTAAATGGTCGTTACCTATTTCTGATAGAGTAGTAGCAATAAAAGACAATGAATTGCATACTATACATGATACTGGAGTAATAGGGTTAACTCCTTTAGATAGAAAAGCTAAATTAGAAATAGTTATTAATAAGAATGCTCCTTATACTAAAGTATTTGATAATGTTAGATTACAAGGAGAGTTTAGAGATGGTAATCAAGAGTCTATTAAGGACGATATCATAGATTATATGAAATTCAGTACCAAACATCAAGAAGCTATTAGAGAGCATACTGAAGAAGAACTTGATGAAGAAGGTAATGTTATTACTCCTGAACAACATATAATAACTGATTATAGAGAAGATACATTTAGATTCCCAGTACCTAGAGCAGATAAGAATGAAGATACATTATCGTTACCTGCTAGGTTGCGAGGTAAGTATATGATATGTGATTATGAGTTAGATTCTGATATAGACCATACTTTTGAAATACCATAGATTACAACAACATACAGAAATTCATTAATTTGATATGAAAAGTAAAAAGAAAACAAAAGTACCAGCATATGCATTTGGAACTCAATTCAAAGAAATTGGAAACAACATGCTTGGAAATGCTCCTGATATATTAAATACTTTAACTACTCCTTTTTAGAAATCTAACGCTACTACAGGAAGACAAGCTGCTGCACAATCTGTAAGTGACATAGCTAGTGGTGCAGCTACTGGTTTCCAAGTTGCTGGTCCAATTGGTGCTGCAGTAGGAGCAGGTATAGGGCTAATAGGTAGATCCGGTGAAGAGGCTAGAATGACTTCTTTTACTGATTATGATGAAGGTAGTCTTGGTAGTGGTCTAATTGGAGCATTCGGTAATAGAAAACTTCGTAGGAAAAGAGCAGCAATTAAGAAGAATGCTTATAGCAATAGAGCTGCTGTGCAAGGTACTAATTACCTGCAAAGTGAAGTGTATGATGATATGATTGGTATGAATACAGATACTATGGCTAATGGAGGTATATCCTCTTCTCTAGCATATGTAGATGATGGTGAATTGATATAGACTCCAGATGGAAGTATAAGCAAAGTACCAGAGAATAATAAACCTACTGATAGTAATTTAGTTAGTTTACCTGAAGGCAGTAGAGTACTAAGTGATAAACTTAAAGTCCCTGGTAGAAAAGAAACATTTGCACAACTTGGTGAGAAAATGATGGCAAAAAAGAAAAGTAAGTATAATGACAGATTTGCAGAGAATGCAGCAAAATTAAATGAAATGAATAATAATATGATTCATGATTAGTTATTTGCTATGCAGGAATCTGTTAAACAAAGTAAAGGTATTAAACCTAAAACTAAGTAGATACAAGCTGCTGCTTTAGGTGATGAAATTAAACCTGGTTTAGGAGATAGAATAGTAGATGCTATCTATAACCCGAATCGTAAATGGGGAGCTGGTGTACAGTGGGGAGCTGGTAATAATCAGTGGTATCATGTACCTGTTAACCCTAGTAATACTCAAACTACATCAACTACGACTCCTACAAGTGTTAGTAGTACTTCAGTTAAAAGACGCAGAACTACTCCTTCTACAAGCACAGGATTAATTGATGAAGGCAAACCAGAATTACCATTTACTTGGTACGGCACAGTTAATACGTTGAAACCAAAACACCCAGAGTTACTAACTGCTACTAATAGTGAAATGGCAGGTTTAGGAGACGCTCTTACTTCTCAGGCAGATAGGGTTACTACTCTACCTAAAAGTAATGCTTATAGTAAACCTGATCCCTCTAGTAATAAATTTAATTGGGATTCTGCTTTATCAGGTATAGCTTCTTTAACTCCTATTATGTCTAATCTATTTACTGGTAGACCTGAAACAGTTGATGCAGTATATAATCCGTATGCTACTAGTATTAGTAATACGATGCGTAGACGTAGGTATGACATTAATCCTGCTATTGAAGATTTAAATCGCAATAGAGCTACTAGTAATTATAATGCTAGTCAGATTAATACTAATACGGGAGCTAACTTAGCTTATAGATTACAATCAGCTGTTAATACAGATAGAGCTATAGCTAGTTTAAGATCTCAAGAAAGTAATGCTAATAATCAATACTTAGGTGATTATGCTAATACTATGAATAGTTTAGGACAGCAGTGGGTTAATGCTACAAATATGGCTAATGAAGCTAATGCTCAGAATAGAGCTACTGCTAGAAACATACGTAGAGCTGGTTTAAGTCAGTTAAGTCAATGGGCTCAGAATAGAGAGTTAATGCGTAATCAGGAAGCTAGAGATATGGAAATGTGGCCTCTGTATCAAAGATTCTTGCAAGCTGGATTTACTGAAGATGATCTCAAGGCTCTGATGAATTCTAATCGTAATACAATAAAAAGAAAAGGAGGTAAATAATGCAAGCTAATAGATATGATAGAGCTGCAGAAGCTCCTATAATGAATACCTATGTACCAATTAATTTTGGTGAATTGTATAGAATAGGTTAGGCACAAAGACAAGCTGTTGAGCAAGCTGCTAATGAATTTACTAATACTGTTAGTAAGTTTGGAGAATTTCAATCTCCTTCTGCTGTAGATACTCAGAGATACTACGAGAACTCTTTAGGAAAGATAAAAGACTTAATAGACGAAGCTGCTATTAATCCAGATGCAATGAAAGATGCTAACTTTAGAGCTAGATTGAATTCTCGTATTGCTAATCTTGATTATGCTACTCTTAGTAATTTAAGACAAAGTAGAGAAGGAATGCTAGCAAGGCAAAAGGCTAATTAGGAATTAATGATGAAGGGAATGTATAATCCTCTTTGGCACGATGTGGATTTTACTAATTATAGTACAGTAGATAGCGGTATATTTAATGACGTGGCTCCTTTAGCTTATAAATCTGAAGTAGATTTGGTAAGACCGTATGTAGATAATCTGAAAGCTAGTTTCATGGGAGTTAAAGATGGATGGATTCATCAAGGAGTTTCTACTGATAGAACAGACTATGAAATTCAAAGGAATTTATCTAGTATACAGAACACTCCAGAATATCAAAAGCACTTAGAAGTATTACAGAGACAAGGCCTTAGTAGACAAGATGCTGAAGAACAGCTTAATAGAACACTTATCACAGCAGGTAGAGAATTTGCTTACGATTAGGCTCAAAGAGATCCATGGTGGATAGAAAGCGCCAAGATACAAGCTAGAGCTGCAGCTGCCGCTAAAAATAATCCTAATAACTTACTTAATCTTACAGAACAAGTTCATATGGATTCTAGACGTAGAATATACGAAAATTTTACAGATATGACTCCAGAAGAAATGAATGCTGTAACTAGACATGGTATAAATGTATTATCAAAAGATAGACGGGATGCTGTGTTAAAATAGTTAGACCCTAGTGTAATGCAAGATAAATTGCGTAATAGTTTTGAATCCGTGTACTCTCATACTAGAAGTAGAAATGCAGCTATAGATTATGTAATAAATGCTTTCTCTTCTCCATTAGATCCAGATACTGCTATAGATATATATGGTAAATATGGTACTACTGGTAAAAAAGATAGTAACGGTAATTACATTGGAAAGAAATCTAGTGACTTTATATTACAAGATGAATTAGCATTTAGTATGCTCGGAGATGTTAATTAGTTAGGCACACAAACTGCAAGAAATGCTATATTTGCTGATATGTGGAATAACGGAGAATTTAATAATTTTATTATATCTCCTGAGACTAAACAAGTAACTGATGGTGGTCGAACTTATCAAACTAAATATGCATTTATTCCGTTAAATCAATTTAATAAAGATAAATTCTTTACTTCATCTGGTAAAAATGATGATGAAAATGCTAGATCTTTATATGATGCAGTTAAAGAAGCAGGATTAGAAGTAGTAACTTTGAATAATAGTGATACTAGTGGGTCTGTAGTAGTAAGATTAGATAATAGAGATAATATAGATAGTAAGTCTATTACTACTAAGAATGATACTGAATACGTTATGGTACCTGTAGCTACTGTAATACCTAGCTCTGGTTAGGCAGCAGTTGCCGCTGATATATAGTTCCAAAATTCTAGAAAAGTTGGTACTGACGTAAATGTAATGTAGAATATTCGCTCAGAAAGTATGAGATTCCCTTATAGTAACATAGACGATGATAATGAATAATTAATATGGATAGAACAAGTTTAAGTCATAATAGAATAAACTATAAAAGAACTGCCCCCGATTTCTCTGAATCGGGGATTAGCTCTTTAAATACGTTTGATGTTGGTTAGACTGGTACTAGAGCAGTTAGAGATGAAGCTTGGAATCAGTTAGAAGAAGAACTTAATTATAATATACAAGACTACGATACTTCGTTTCAAGAACAACCTGTATACACTGAAGATGCTAATAAAAAATTACCTGGAGTAGGTTCATCATACGATTTTGCTTCTGATTTAAGTAAAGCTGTAATAGGATTATTTACTGATAACTATAAGGGAGAGAATGGAAATGATTCTAGTTATATAGATCAGGCTGTAAATATAAATGTACGTGATGCATTATCTATAAATGTTCAAGCTAGAGTAAATGAGTTAAGGGAAACAGAAGGTAAATGGATACCGGAAATAGAGGTCGCTAAACGTTACTTAGAGCAAAAAACATTACTAGGAGAATTATCTGTAGATGGTCCAGATTACTTTAAGGTAATGTCTGAAGTACAAGAGCTAGAAAAACAAGTAAAAGAAGCAGCTAAAACTAATCCATATATAAGAGATATATTTTACGGTTAGGCTATAGAACCTGCATTTACACATCCTGGACAATTGTATCCTAAAGCTGTATCTAGAGATGTCATGAATTCTATATTGCAGAATAATAGAAATCAATATATTATTGACTTATCTTGGAATTAGACTAATAATGAATTAAATGATAGACTAACTGCGGCAGCTAAATTATCTAACAAACTAGATAGATTGAACAAGAATTTAGAAGATGCTAATGTGGCACTATTTGAAAAGGAGTCTGAAATTAAAGCTAAATAGAAGGCTTTAAAAACAAAACATATGCTACACGATCCTCTACTTGGGATAATACCTTTAGGTATTACTTATGACCCAGATGAAATTGATCCTGCTTTTGATAGATAGAGATAGGAAGTAGAGGTTTCTTTATTCGATCCTAGTACATATAAATACGGATTAACTCATCTTGGTAGTAGTTTATCAGAATTACAAGCTATGGGTGCTACTATGGCTACAGCTCATCTTGTTAAATGGGGCGGTAGAGTATCTAAACATCCAGGTCTTTGGGCATTAGGAGAAACTGGAGTCAACCTACTTAGTACAGCCTACTTTAGACATAAAGAAACTGCTGCAGAAGTACTATCATCATATACACAGAAATTATTAGAGAACTCTGATAAGTTTGATATTAATAAAGTTATGAAAGATTATGAGTTTGGATTGGAATCCAGAGGATATGATGTATCCTCTATGGATGACCTTGAAAAGCTTCAATTTGGATTAGCATATAATATTCAAACTAGTGATTAGAACTATAATAAGTTTGCTAAAGATGCTAGAGTTGGTCTTACTGAAATAGAATAGGGCAATAATGCCTTAGCACTTAGCGATTATTTGCAGAATTTTGGTTTATCGTATACGGGAAAAGTAGTAAATAATACCATAGGGGCTAAAGCTATAGCTAACGGTATAGGTACTGCAGCTATGAAAAATGCTAGAACTAGAAAATTAATAGAAGCAGCAAAAGATAGAACGAATAAGATTGCGGACAAAGTTTTCGATAATCCAATGTAGAAAGTAGCAACTAAGAGAGCTCTAGAATCTATAGCTAACTTTACTTTACATACTGGAAAACGAGCTATATCTGAAGGAATTGAGGAAGGGCAACAGTCTATATTCCAAAAGAGATATTCAGATATACCTGTAGATGGCACTCAGACGGAGTCTCCTTACAGCTTTTTAGATGGTATAATTCAATCTGGTACAGCCGCTGTTGAAGCTACACTAGCATATAACGGCTTACATTGGAATGATATGTATAATACCGATGATCAGTTGCGAAAAGCAATGAGTATTGGTAGCTTTATTGGTGCTCTTATGGGAGCTGGACCCGATATATAGCAAATTAATAGAACTAGAAAACAAATTGAATCTGATTTAAGCATCTAGGAACTTTCTGCTAGAAACCTTGACAGAGTAGATAGAAGCTTCAAAGTAGCACAATTTTTAGATTCTTATCGTAATGGGAATACTCCTGAATACTTACGTAATAGTATAGAAGAATTAAAGAGATATAAAGGTACAGATGTTACTGATAAGATGATTGACGAGGATATAGAAACTTCTCGTATAGTATATGGTATATATAAGAACAAAGATATAGATAATAATCTAAAAGAACTGGGAATAAATCGTAAGTCTGGTAAAGATTTCGAGATGTTCGTACAAAATCATGTAGAATTAATTAATAGTTTTAATGAAGCTTCTGAATTGGCTGACTTATCAGATAAGAAAGTAACAGAAAAAATAGAACAGATATTTAATGAAAGTATTGATTCTCCGTTAAATAGATTCATTCAACAGTAGTATGAGAGTTATACTAACGGTTTGGCTGAAGGTTAGACAGCAATACAATTATCTGAATTTAGAGCTCCTATTATTAACTCTATTGTTACTAGGGCTACTAGCAGAGTATTGGATAGATTAAATAAAGATCTTAACTAGCGTAAAAAAACTCTCGAAGAAATCAAAACTGAATATGGAATAGATATATCTAAACAAGGTATAAATGGTTTATAGGAATTTATAAAAAAACGTTAGAGAGAGATCAAAGATTCGCTTAGTAAATTAGATAATACTTTATTTAAGGGAACATTTAATACTCTACAAGATCCTGCTAATATTGAGGAATTAGAAAACGTATTGGCTCCATCTATACTTAATGCAGGAATAATAAATATCATATCTACAAAATTAAATACATATAATACCGGTAGATTATCTATATCTAATAGATACTTAGTAGAAAGAAAACCTTTATGGAGCACTCTTGATGATTCTGAAAAATAGTCTGTATTAACTGAGTATGCAGAGAAATATAAAGAGGATCATCAGACTCAAGAAGAACCTACTAGAAGGCAACTGATAAGTTATTATAATCATAAGATTAACTAGAGTTGGAGTGATATAGAAAATAGTGCTAATGTAGAAGCTAACGAACGTACATTAGCTAATGCTATATTTAGAGAAGACTTACGTAATACTAGAAAATCTTTATAGCAAGCCCAAGTAGAAAATTAGGAAGAGTTTGACACTCCTATAGATAGTCAACCTGTTTCAACAGAGGAATCATCAAGTAAAACATAGGTAGAACCAGACAATAATCAAGGTAGCGATAAGAAAGAGACATCTTAGGAATCTACACATACTGTAGATAATGTATCAGATGATACAGATAGAAACTCTGTAAACACTCCAGTTGATGAAATTGCTACCAGTAGTTCAGAAGAACAAGTAGATGAAGTAACTGATAATACTGGAGATACTGGGGAAGTTAGTGACATAGACGCTATGCTAGATGAGGTATCTGATAAAGAATATATAGAAGATAACGACGTAATAGAAATAGCATAGAGTTCTGCTAATGATTAGGATAGAGCTGCTACTGATAATGTAGATAGTAATACTCTAGAGATAGACGAGTTAAAAGCTAAGTATGACACTATTGAAGATGGTGGACCTATTGCAGATATAGGTAATGTTGAAGATTCTGATATGGCTTCTACTGAAAGTGTTACTACTACGGAAGAAGAGGTATAGTCTGAATAGTCTACATATAATACTAAGCGCTAGGAACCAATCAGTCCAAAGCAGATAAATCCTATCGTTAATCTTACTCCTGAATCATTTGATGGAGCTACTGATGAAACTGTAGAGATCCCTTTAGAGACTTAGGATGATATAATATATACAGACGGAACTGATACTTGGGTAGGTAATGAGGATCCATCTTTAGGGTCTCCGGTGAGTGACGAAGAGATAGAAATGCAAGGGCAATTTGAGTAGGTGGATGCTGTAGACATGGCTACTACTCAGGAAGCTGCAAACTATTTGGGTTAGACTGATAAATCTCCTGGTTTAGATACTAAAAAGAAAGTAGAAACTAATAGAATACATTCTACATTTTTTTATGCTTTTAATTCTACAGAAGTTATGCCTATTGAAGCTAATGGTAAACCTGTACAATTTGATGGAGAGCGTAGACCAGGGATAGAATTGGCAGCTAAGTTAGCTATACCCGGTTGGTTATCTAAACAAAAGGCTTACTATATAGTTACAGATAGTAAAGAGACACGTAAGTTCGAGAGGGATGCTGCAGATAGAATGGCAGTACATTTAATTATCGAAGAAACTACGGAAGATGGTAAGAAACTAATATACAATCTAGCTTTATATCAACCAGATAAGGCTAGAGCTAAAATGCGTAATTGGAATGTAAGTAGCTCTAAGACTAATAGTGAAATAAATAAACTTAGACAATTACGTAAGAGTATTATAGATAAATATATTAAAACATACTCTCCTAACTATTTTGTAGACAAATCTGCTACTTTACCCCAAGTGGCTCCCAAAGGTATAATACCAGTTAACTTAAGACAAAGTAATGGTTCTATTAATAGTTAGGCGTCTGAAGGAAAAAGACCTATATATAGATCTCTTACTGAAGTGTAGGAATTTGGTTTAAGTTCAGATCCTATATAGATGTCTAATCAGATATTAAATGGAGAAGTAGAATTTGGATATGGTAAAGGCCCATTTCCTATGGATCCTGCTGATAGATTTACTATAGTAAATTTTGATTAGGTAACAAAAGCATCCGCTCAAGGAGTTGGTTATGCAGGTAAGATATACATAATACCTAAAGTAGGAGATACTCCTTCTTAGAGAACCAGTGCTCCAATAATGTTAGCAGAAAAAAGGCATTTCATATAGGGAGGGTCTAAGAATCTAATAACTTCATACACTCCTGACGGTAAGGCTAAATATGATGACAATGGAAAACGTGTGCCACTTAGCACTGCTGAATTATTATTTAGGTTAGTTACTTAGACATTACCTATATCTAATAACCCTGAATTCTTAGATATACTAGATATCTTAGTAAACCATGGCCCTGGTACTGTAGCAGTAGGAGATAATCGCGTAGAAAAATTATCTTTCTATATTCGTAAGACATTCCATTACTATACTAATACTAAGGGTAGTTTCTTGATGTATGCATCTAGAACACCAGAGGGGTCTTACATGTTAAAATATCTGAAAATAAAAAATATTAATGGTAAAGTGGTATTTACAGATCAACAAGCTTACGATGTAATCAGACAAATATCAAATAATCTGCACTGGAATACTGATAAAGAAGCTATGATGAACCCTATTTCGGATAATATCGTAAATGCTGCTATTGATTATATGAATAAGTATAATACTGATTATTATCGTGTATTAAATTGTGATGAATTGGTATTTACTATGTAGGATTTAAATCTTACAAGAGGAGCTGATGGTAAGGTGGTTCGTAATGGTAATACTCCAATACTAATGTCCTGGATGATAAATCATCAGGTGCTTAAAACCGATGTTGGAGATAGAGCTTTTAGAGATCCTTTTGTGTATGCTGATGATGCAGCTGTGGCAGAAACTGCTGAAGTTAGCAATATCGAATAGGTTAAACAATCTACTAATGAGAAAGTTAAACAAGTAACTGCTACTGTAGAGTCTAAGCATGAGCAACCTGAATAGCCTTCTGACGAAATAGCTACAGAAGAATCTAAAAAAACCGCTACTATAGAACTACCATAGCAAGATAAAGCTCTTACTTATGATGAAACTATTGCTGCAGGTCTTACTCCAAAACAAGGTTATACGTATGTACGTAAAGCAGATGGTAAATATGTTATATTACCCAATAATAGTAGAGTACTATAGAAGATGTTGGGTAATAAAGGCGTATTCTCTACAGTAAGAGGAGAAGGAGCCTTAGATATTGCTGCTGCCAAAAAATGGCTACACGATACTTTAGGTATAGATCCAGATGATGTAATGGTAACCAATGCTGCTATGAGAGCTATTAATACTCCGTCAGCATATGGATTATTACAATCTGTATTTGATCGTATACACGATGAATTTGTAGCTAGAATAGTTCTATCTACTAAAGGTGGAGCAGGAGTAGAATATCATGAGGCATGGCATTACGTATCTTTGTTATTATTAACTCCTGCACAGAGGGATTAGATATACTCAGATTATGTAAAAAGAAATCCTGAGTATTCTAATAGCACTAAATAGGAAATAGAAGAGCAATTAGCAGAAGAATTTAAAGCATATATGCTTAAAGAAGTAAATCCAACCTGGACTTACAGAATAAAAAAATTCTTTAAAGCTATATGGGACTTAGTAATAGCATTCGCAGGAAAGGAACTTAGCCTACAAAATCAAGTGTTCAATCAAATAAGAAAGGGCAATTTTAAGAATGCATAGTTAGACCGAGATACTCTCGAAGAATTTAATAAAAAATATGATGTAGGTATTGGTTATTATGCTCCAGGTATAAGTAATAAGGAATAGGAAAATATGCCTCATATAGCTAATGCTAACACTTTATATAATATAGTAGAGACTTTAAGTAACACAGCATTGTCTATACTTAATATTAGAAGTATGGAAGATATACAAAATCTAAAATTAGATGATGTATTTGATAATATTCAATATTTATATGATGCTGGAGAATATGATTACAATGAGTCTAAGAAGTAGATGGTACATGATGTACTCAGTAATAGAGGGCTATTTGCTAAATAGATCCGTGCATATCTGCAAGAATTAGGTATTAGAGCCATAGAACGTGAAGAAGCAGAAATAGCAGAGAAAGAGGCCAAAGATTCAGGAGATACTTATGACAATGTGTGGGATAGAGCTTCCTATGAGATAAGTAAAAAAGCAAATGTAGCATTTAATGCTAAACTGTTCTTCTATTCTATCCCTCAGTCCAAATTTGCTACAGATGAAGATGGTAATCAAGTAGTAGATACTGTAAAAGATAATATATTTGGATTAGATGTAGCACAATCTTTCGATATTACATGGAATAGGATATTAGATAATTTATGGTTATCTAACGATTGGCCAGATTTAATAAGAAGAGTGAGAAACTTAGCTAAAGCCGATCCTTTCTTCGCCACTTTACTTGATAGAATAGATAATCCTGCGTATCCATTACCAGAAAATACAATCACACAATTACTAACTACTATACAAAGTGCAAAAAATAGTATGGATACTGTAGATATATTTGATACTTCTACAGGAACTATACAGAAGAATACTAAAGGAAGAGGAGGAAAAGTATGGACAGTAATGGATAGTAGCAATCTGCGAAAAATAGCCAGATTACCGAGTCAGTGGTCTCAGAACTTTATGTTATCTTCTTTAATCTTTACTGATAAAAATAATAGGTCACGTATAAACACTAATAGATATTCTGAATTAGCTAAATTAGATAAACAGATACTAAGTGATATCGAGTAGATACAAAAGCAATTAAATAGTAAAAATGCTGATATACGTAATCAAGGGCTAAAATAGTTTGAACATACTAAGGAAAGATTGTTAAACTTATTAAATGCAATAGGTATACCTTTTGATAGTGAATCTTTGAATTATTTATTGAGAAAAGTAAATACTAACTCTACTAATTACCCTGAATTTTTTGTATTTAGCGCATTATATAAAAACATGCCTGGATCCATTAGTAATTCTATAATGCACAATATTAGGTTAATGAATAATGCAAAGAGTCTAGAAGCTAAATTTAAAAGACAAACTATATCTGCATCTCGTATATTCAATTATAAAAGTCCTAATGCTGTAATTAACTTAATGGCTATAGCTTACGGAGAAATGCACCCAACTCCTGAGGAATTCAGTGTTACTGGAGCAGACGGCAGTTTGTTATATCCTATTACTTAGAATAACTACATGTCTGATTAGCTTAGATGGTTAAATACTAATGCTTATAACAAATTAGATAACATAGCTAGATCTGCATATAGTGCAAATTCTCTTATAGTCAAAACTTTAACTTCTCCCGATAAACCAAAACTTAAACTACACACTCTTATTGCTATTAGAGATAATATAACCAACTCTAGTAGAGATTATTTTGGAATTACTCCATTAGAAGATTATATAGCTAAACTATTGTTAGTGCATCAAGGTAGATTAATACTACCAACTATGTCCGATAAAAAGACTTGGTATAGTATAGAAGGTATTAAATTACCAAAAGACTTTTTAGGCACTATAAAGTACTCTCCTAATGCGGAAGGTTCTATGGAAGCCACTATAATTCCTCGTAGATTCTCTAATGAAACTCTAGATATATTCTGTAATTACTTCTTAGATGAATATAATGCTATAGTAAAATATTTCGATAGTAAAGAAGATGTAGAAAAAGGTAAATCTAGATTCTATGATAATTATCATGGCGAAATAGGTAAAGATGGAAAGATGGCTCCTGGCGGTAACGGTGGCAGATTCCGTTATTTTAACTAGTTACCTATAAATGGAGCTACAGTTAGTCTTAATCGCATGTTAGATGACGCAGAGAAATCTGGAAATCCTGAGTTAATAACTCAAGCTCTTAATCGCATTAGAACAGAGCTAATAGAAGATAGAGCTTTGCTTAGAGATTCTATGAATACCTTACTTTTAGATAAAGTAGATAAAGAGATAAAACAAGCTATAAAATTAGGAGTAATATCTAGAGATAAAAAAGGCAATTTATAGTATGGTAATTTACCTTCTACTTCTGTATTAGAAGATTAGGAAAACGCTAACCCATTTGCATTCTATGAGACCTTAGTATCACATATACCAGAGGAGTTTAACGCTATTACTCAAAATGATATTATCTATAGTATAATAGCTAATTATGTAACCGGTTATGCTATATCTATAGAGGAAATAGAGAAATGTTTCGTTGGAGATCCTGCATTTTACAAATGGAAATCTGATAAAATTGTAGGAATATTTCAAAGGGACGTTGATAAGATCAAACGTTTATCCTCTGTACTATCTACTGGTACCAATCTTAGAACACATTGGGGAGATAATGATCCTAGAAATAGTACTAAATATACTAGTGCTATATTGTAGGATAATATGATAGGTTCTGAATATCATAGTAGACTCGAGCAAATATTTAAAGCTGATTTAGCTAGAACAATGCTTAAGAAAAATAACCCAAGTTTGACAGATGATGAGTTATTTAAACTTACAGACGATAAGCATTTTGATAATACTATGCAAGATCGTACTAAATTAAGTGTTGAGGATGTCAAGTTTATTGAAAAACAAGCTGTGAAATCAGCAGATCCATATGCCTATGATGATGAAAACAATTCTGGTAATATCAATCAAGCAGATGCTGCTGTATACATCCGGCCTGCGTTTTATAAGCGTATCATGTAGGCTTTAGGAGAATGGTCTCCAGAAATAGAAGAAGCTTATAATATACTTGAAAGCAACTAGAATGTACTTGGTAATCCCGAATTGTATGCAAAAGCGTTAAGAGCTTCAATCAAACCACTAAAAATGATGTACTTTGGTGATCATTTTGATGAGGTATCAGATATAAATGTACCAGTGTTTGATAAAATGGCGTTATTCCCTATGTTTAAGATATTAGCTAATGCTGATAATAAATATCTGTATGATAGAATGAACAATGAACAACTAGGCACTATTGATATGTTGAAGTTTGAATCTTCAACCAAAGTAGGGTCTACTAGGGATAAGCTTAAAGTATATAAAGATAATAGAAATACTCAGCTCAATATAGAAGCTATTAATTCTCCCTCTACAACTGTTATAAATTAGGATACTGTAGTAGAAAGACTTAATGGAGGTCTTACTACTAAAGTACAAGATATAAAACAACTTAGGTTACAGTTAAATACTGAACCACATGAACATACTGATAGATCATTTGGTACATAGGCAGTAAAAATATGTATTGGTAATGTAGTAGATGATCGCCATTATGGTCATAATAAAGGTCAAAATGTATCTGGAGCTAGGATTAAAAAGGATGTATTTGGTTGTATAAAAGCTTTGTCTACCAAAGGTTACATGAAACTCAAAGGCAGTAACGGAGTAGCTGGTAGATTCTTTGATAAGAATGGTAAAATAAACAATAAAGCGTTATCAAACTATCTTATATAGGAGGCTAAAGGTACTAATATGTCTGCAGAAATTACAGAAGCACTTGCATTAGATAAGAACGGTAATTTCAGAGCTCCTATTGCATCATTAAGTACTCGTAACTGGATTGAGAGCAAAATAATATCTCTCATCAATAAAGAAGTTATTGACGTTAATACTCCAGGAGGTTCTGCTATTCAAATGGCATCATTTGGGTTTAAAGGTAAAGATGTAGATAGTTATTCCAATATCCATTTGTTAAATCAGAATATAGACAATTTAGATCTTTCAATCAAACTCAATAAAATATTAAAAGCAAGAGGTATCAATACTATTAAAGATATTATTGAATATGGAGAATCACCATTGAAAATGTCTCTTTCAGATAAACATTTTACAGAAATACTAGACCTTTTTTCTTCTTTTAGTATCGACTTTAATACTAAAGAAGAATTTAAGTATCGTGCTTTTAATGACGGAAACAAGCTTAGTTTTGATCCTGATAAAGGCAGCATGGAGGTTATGTTAAGTACTAATTTCTTCAGAGACGTAGTTCCTTAGGAATATTAGACCGATTATACTACTATGAGAGATTGGCTAATAGAGCATAATGTAATAGGAAACAATTCTAAACCTTATGGTATTGGCTATCGTATCCCTACTCAGGGTTTGTCATCGACATTCTCATTTATAGTAGCAGACGTATTACCTGCTCAAACTGGAGATACTATAGTAGTACCTGATGAGTTTACAGCTATGACTGGATCTGACTTCGATATTGATAAATTGTACATAGCTACTTATGCGTATGATCCTGAAACTAATGAAAGATATACTTGGAATAACAACGCTAAATCATATGTAGAACAAACAGAAGGCGCATTAATTAATAAGTTATTAGATAGTTATACTTTAGTAATCTCAGATAAGAAGACGCTAGCAGAAACTAGAGCTTCTATTGATACTCTTACTGGTATCCTTAAAAAAGAAATATTACCATTAGTACAGACTACAGAACTGAAAGAAGCTGAACCTATGTACGAACTTATGCCTTCGTTCTAGGAATCTAGAAAAACAGAATACACGTCTGGTAAAGCCGGTATTGCTCCTTTTGCTTTAAATTCTACTAATCATTGCCTTACTTAGGCCACTCATCTTAGAATGAAATTCTCTGAAGGAGCTAGTAAATACAATTTAAATCAATTTGATGAAATAACTGGATAGGATGGTTATAAGATACTTGATTGGTTATCTGCCATGATTAACGCTCACGTAGACGTTGCTAAAGATCCTTGTATAATCGTATTGAATGTTAATAAAGTTACTTATAACATGGCTAGTTTCTTACTTAGAACTGGTAAAGGTAGAAATACATTTTTATTCTTAGCACAGCCAGCATTAAAAGAATACGCTAACAGAAAAATTATGAATGAAGGTGTAATTGGAGTTAGCAAGCAATACGATAATCAGATATTCTCAGACATAAAATAGAAGTATTGGGATATGCTAAATAGATTCCCTTTATCAGATACTTATAAAAAGCAGATTGAGTAGCTAGTGTAGAATGGAAGTATTGATGCGTTTAATCAATCTAAGCTTGCTAGTAGTTTAGAATCTTTTAGAAGCAATGATATCACTCCTCAAGATATAGTACAGCAACTTTTAGTTATTAAAGCATATCAAGATCTAGCATCAGATGCTCAGACTATGGCAGATTTGGTTCAAAGATCTTAGATAGATACTAAGAAGTATGGCAATAACCTATCTCAATTATAGAATTTTTATAATTCTTATACTACGTTTATAGAGGATAATAAAGAGAAATTCTTTACTGATACGGTAGATACAAACGGATTAGACATTTACTTTGGAAATACGTTCTTACATAAGAAGTTAATATATGTTATGGATTTATCAAATAGTATATTGAGATCACAAGTATTTGCAGCTACTAATGGGTATAAAGAGATACTTACTTCTATATTATAGCAAATAAGAGGGGGAAATTATGTTCCTACTAATAATGGTAAATCTATATTATTTAAATATAAAGCTACCAGTAATAAAGAATATGTTGGAGCCCTTTCTAATAAAATAGAAAGTATAATTAGAGCTAAAGTAGTAGCTAATAGTACAAATCTTATGTTAACTGACAGTGATATAAATGACGTTTTATTTGGAAAAGATAGTATCGCTCGTAGATTAAACAGTATAAAGAACTATATTAGAGTTAACAAGGATGATATTAATCTAATGACTTTTGTAGATGAATCTGGTAATATTACAAATGAACTACTTAACTATCTACAGGCAGTAACTTCTAATAATAAAAGAAATATAAGTTATATCAACACGTCCACATCTACTATGAATAATTCTAGGTATTATGAGGACAGACTAAGATCAGCATTCTATGACTTACTTACTAGCGAAGATAATGTTATTAAGGAATTTGCTGAAACCTTAGTTAAGTACTCATTTTTAACTAGTTATGATAATAGAACTCCTAATTCATTCTTTAACTTAGTACCTATGTGGTATAAGAGAAAATTAGGATACGTGTCATCTATTGCTGACGCTATTAACAAATTAAATTACGGAGATACTTCTGTAATAAATAGCAATAATACATCTGATTAGATAGATTCTATATATTTAAGTTTGGTAAGAAACTATTGGAGAGATAATGATATCGTACCTGTATTTGTTAGAAGAGTTAGACGTGATGATGAAGGCGGAGAACGAGTTTCTAATGTGATTAATCTAGCATCTGCAACTAGTAAGACTAGGGTAAATGTTAACACAGTTATAAGTGTGAAAGGAGATTATGACATATCTAGAAACTATAAATTCTTTAAAATAGTAGGTACAGGTAATAATATTGACGTATACCAAAGAATAGGTGATATAGTGAATCTTGATACTGGAAAGACTATTGAAAGAATATATACAGTAGTACCTAAATTGGGATATGATGCTGGTTCTAACTCAATATATGAGTTGTATAAAGAAGGTGATCAACCATCAGCATTTGATACTAATAATTTCACTGATAAAATGTTGGATTAGATAAATAATGTATTTAATCTAATAGATAAGCGAGTTCAGTTATTAAGAGGAAAAGAACCTATTGTATTCGTGAAAGATGATAGTTATCGTTCTATAGATTATTCTAATTATGATAATATAGAAGAAAAAGCTTCTATGGAATTAGATCAAACAGATAACTATACTGATTAGGAAATATAGGATAGCAGCACTTAGGAGTAGGAAATAGCATCATCAGAAACTATATCTCCTGAGGAATTTGTTGATAGTTCTTCAGATCCATCTGAAGTAGATAATATAAATCATATAGATGATACATTATTATCAGATTTAGATGGGATGGAAACTGACAGTGGAATAGAATTTGAAGATTTAACTCCAGAACCTGAGGCTATTGATGTTACTGAACTCATAACAGAAATCATAGATAGTGTAGAAACTCCTATTGACGATATCACTGAAATAAATGAAGGTACTGTGAATAATCTGAAAAAAAATGGTAAAAAACGTAAAGAAGAGTGTAAGTAATTATGCAGTGTTTAATTTTAGATAATAAAGAAGTAAAAGCAGCAGTAGACGAACTTACTACAGTATTAGGTAGTAAAGACGCTGCATATTACGTAGTGTCTGAAAATAACGGTCATGCTATAGATCAGGCTCCCAATGGGGAGCCTTCTAAGCTGTTTTCAGATCTTTTGAGCCATTATAATGGCAATCGTGAACAAGCTATTAAGGCTAAAGTAAAAGTGTTTACAGACGAATTTAAAAATTGGTTTGGTGATTGGATAAACAACGTTGAAGGTTCATCAAAGATAGTAGATGAAAATGGAGAACCGCTGATTGTATATCATGGTACTAATGAAGATAACATAAATATATTTGACAGAAGTCAACAAACTGGAAATACATTGAAAGGTACTGGTACTGCCACATTAGGGAATTTTTTTACAGACAATGTGTAGAAAGCGAATGAATTTGCCAATGCTGTCACATTTAGAAGAAAAACTGGCTCTCCTACTTCTTATAGTGTATTTTTAAATATAAAGAATCCTATTAATTTTTAGACATTACATGAATTCCGACAATGGTCTAAGGAAGAAGGATATTATGATGAAGATGGAGATTTTATTAGTACTAAAACCATTCCTCAAGGAAATGACGGAATTTTAGTTGAAACAACAAATCAATTAGATACTTCAAAAGAATTCGTAGCTATTAATTCAAATCAAATAAAATCGGTAGATAATCAAGGGGTTTTCGCTACTTAGGATAATAATATATTTAAAGCAGAATCGGTTTTTGAGTATGATCCTAACATAAGTTTAGACTACACTTTGTAGAAAATATTTCACAAAGATACTGTAACTACTGTTTCTAATGCTTTATAGTAGTTATAGTTCTATTATGCTGGAAGTAGATTTGATAGATTGTATAACTTATTTAAAGATAGTAATATATTAGTTAAGTTATCTGCTGACACTAATTATATGGACTATTCACTAACAAGTAATACAATAAGAATAAATCCTATAACTTTTTCAACGCAGAGTACTGATAGAAATATTAGAACATTAATGCACGAAATAGTTCATGCCTATACAGTAAGTAGTATATATAGAGTAAAATAGGGTAAAAATTTCTCTTAGCAAGAGAAATAGGTATATGATACTATAAATAAACTTTACAAAAAGACTTTGTTAATTGAAGGCCCTAGAAAGGAAACAGGAGATTACTATGGTCTAAAAGACATATACGAATTTACATCAGAATTATTAACTAACTAGTCATTTGTAGAAAACATTATAAATGATATTGCAAATAAAAATGAAGTAAATTCAATAAAAGATTTGCTACAAAAAATATGGCGAAGTATAGTAAATCTACTCACAAAATAGTATAGTCAACAAGATATTGAGGTAATACAGGGAGAATTGTTAGATTTAATATCATTTAATGTGGATAATAATATTCCCTATTAGTACTTTTTTGATAATACTAACGATTTAGTATCTAGGTAGCAACAAGCTATCTTTAATATGGAATCCCAGTTAGATTAGATAGAACAAGATAAAGAACAATTTGAAAAAATTACTCATAATTTAGCGCAAAGTATAAATGAAGCGCTACAATCTCGTTTAAAAATATTTAAACATCCAGACCCTATAGTAGAGCAACAAGCTAAAAAAACTATGGAGTGGCAAATTTAGAATATTACTCAGGGTTTAGTGTCAGACTATGAAAGTATTAATAATTTTCTACAACAATCAGCAGATGAAATTAAAACTGCATCTGAAATGTTAATAAAAGCTAGAAAGAATAATGAAATAATAGATGATACTAAACTTAATGATTTAGACTAGAATTTCTTTAGTTTTTATGTTGGCATAATAGATGATATAGTTTAGCAACTGATATATAGGGAGCCTTATAGAGAAATAGTAGGTAAAGATGGTAATGGTAACTACAAACTAGATAGATTAATAAAGAGAGCTAAATCATATTAGGCTTTATTAACAGAAGGATAGCTTATAGTTAAAAGCTAGATAGCTAGAAATGCATCCAAAATATTAAAGGATGTTGGGGTAGATGTAGGAGCTGTTACCATATATAGATATGAACAGACTGACATTACATCTTATGATAAAGATATATCTTACCTTACTTATTTATTTGGTGCTGGAGATAAAATAAAGGACGATTGTATAAAATCTATTTTTTATCTTATAAATGGAGCCGAAGAAAAAGTAAGGAAAGATACCTACGCTAAACAAAACTAGTTAGTAGAACTATTATAGAAAACTAATAAATATAATCAACTATAGCTATTTGAGGTAGATGATGATGGTAACACTACTGGATATTTTGTAAGGTCTAGAAACTATGGGAAATTTGAAAAAGCGTACAAAAAAGAGATGGATAATATTTGTATGCAATTAGGTATTGATATTACTGACTTAAATTTACCAGAAAATAGAGCAATACGTATAGAATATAATAAACTGAGAAATAAATGGTTGTCGGAACATTGTGAAAGACGTTTTACTGCAGAGTACTATGAGGCTTTCAATCACCTTAGTAATGAAACACAGCAGCAAAGGGAATCTATACAAATAAATATTCGCAATCTACAAAATAAAGCTAGAGATAATTACGGTATAGTTAGACTAGAAAGATTAAATCCCCAAGAAAGAGCTCAATTAAAAAAGCATTAGTTAGAAAAAAAATAGTTAGCTAGTATATATGATATAAATGGCCGTAAAAAACAAGGCATACAATTATAGGTAGCGGAAGAACTATAGGAACTTAATAAAAAGCTTTCTGAAGGTATTGTATTGACTAAGAATAGCGAAGCTTATGAAAAAGAAAAAGCTCGTGTAATGAGCGATAAAACGCTTACACAAGCTCAAAAAGATGAATGGCTGGAGCTTAATTCTAAAGTATAGTATAAAGAAAAGTTTTATCAAATGCTAGATAAAGCTGCTAAGAAATACTATGGAGAAGAATACGCAGCTTTATAGGAACGTAGAAGAGCAATATTGTCTATGTTTCGAGAAGATTCTACTGGAGAAATAGATGCTAATAATTTACCTCAAGGGACTAAAAATGCACTTAGCGCTATATCTCGTAGAATGACACAAATAAGAAAACAAAAGAAAGCTTCTACTATTCCTGGGGAATATGAGTTTGATGAAATTGCAAAAACTGTTCCTACAAAATAGTGGTATGAAGATAAACGTAAGTTTTATGATTCATTGCTAAACGATGACCCAGAATCTGCACAACTATGGCTACAAGCTAATGCTTATACTATTAAAAGCACGGATAGTAATGGTAGAGTAAGTATTAAAACAGTTCCTAAATCTTGGTATACTAAACTTGTTCCTAAGGATGAAAGTTTAATCGAAAGAGTACCTAATAATAATTGGTTAGAAGTATCTAAGGATAGCCCTTTTTATAATGAAGTCTATTATCGAGCTCAGGTAGATCACCCTGAATTAAAAGATGAATACTGGATTCCTAAAGAAGATAAATATGACTCCTCAGACAGATATAATAAAATTTAGAATAATCCAGAAGTTAAAGCATTATATGATGCTTTACTACAGACAATGGCTGAGGCTAATGCGGAATATACCAATTTAAGTAAAATATATCCTTATAGGACTCCACAAATATCTGGTAGCTTATACAGATATATTGGTGCTGAATGGAGAGCTTCTAAAGGTTTATATAAACTATCTGCTCCATTTAAAGGATTCTCTGAGTGGTTTAAAGATAAGTTATCTGTACGTAATGACGATAAAGGATTTAATAAAGCCCTTAATAAACCGAATGGAGAAAGACTTAACCTTATACCATAGAACTATATTGCTAGATTAGACAATCCTGCTGTATTAAAAGCAGATGCCGTTGGTAGTGTAATAGAATATTATAGATCCGCTAAAGAATGGAAATATAAAAAAGATATCCAACCTAAAGTAGAATTACTTAAATCTCATATATTAGGCAAAAAATATTTAGATAGAAGTGGATAGGTAAAAACGGATGAAACTAATGTAGCTAAGTTCGCGAAGGCCTTTATAGATATGAATCTTTATGATATCAAGAGTCAGACTGTTACTATAAGCTACGGTAATAACAAAAGTGGTAAATTATTTGGTATAGTGCCATATAAAGGTAGTATATTCAATCTTATTAATTATGATATAAGTAAACCAAGAGAAATAAATATTACTAAAATGTTAGCTATACTTAGAACTTTAGGTACGGCTAGAAACTTAGCATTAAATCTATGGTGCGCTCTTACAGGCGGTTTTACTGCATTATACTCTCACATAGTTAATTCCTTAGTTTAGCGTTACTATAATCCAGTAGATGCATCTTATGCTTTCAAAGATATGATAAGCGATCTGATAGTAAATGTACCAAATAAACTTGGTATAACTTCATATACTCCTTTTATGACCAAATGTATGGAATACTTTGAAGTTGGTGCTACAATGCAGCTGAATCCTACTAATAGGAATAAATTACTTAATATGACTAGTAAACATTGGGGGTTTGGTATATATACATTGCAAGATCATTTTGTTAAAGGCTAGATACTTGGTTCTATTATGCATAACTATAAGTTAGTTATAGATGAGAATGGTAATAGATAGTTTATGTCTAGAGAGGCATATAAGCAAAAATATGGATTAAAAGTGTTTAAACCTGGTGATGTTCTAGACTGGAACTTTGGAGATAAATTAACATTTAGAGATGCGATATAGTTTATAGGAGGAGAAATGGTAGCTAAAGATCCAGCAAATCAATCTGCAGTAGATGCTGTCAAAAATGAAATTGGATATTTAGCTAGATAGTTATCTCAATCTGCAGACGGACAATTAACAGATTTATAGAGATCTGTAATTCTTGCTAATGCGGCAGGATAGTTTGTCATGATGCATAGGTAGTATTTACCAGTTATTCTTCAAGAACGTTTTCTAATGAGTAGATAGCTAGATTATTAGACCAGAAGATATAAAGAAGCGGTTTTCCAAACTCCTTATAGAATATTTACATAGGCAATAGAACATAATGAAAATATTCTATTAGCATTTAGAAGAGAATTTTTAAGTGACCCAGTAGTTAGAGAAAATATAGCAAAAATTACGACAGAAATATCTTTGTGGCTTCTAATTACTCAATTACTACGACCTCTAATATCGAGCTCAGCGGATGATGATAAGAAAAATAAATTAAAATAGTTATTTGCTTATGTAACAGAACGAACTTCTTTTGAAATTATGGCTCCTTATAACATATTTGATATAGCTAGAACTGTTAAAAGTCCTTCTGCAATTATATCTTATATAGAAAATGCTACAGAAGTTATGTCTGCTCCAGCTAATATGTTATTTAATACTACAAGAAGTCTATTTAAAGAGGAAAGTTTTGACGGTAATAAAGTAATAAAAAGAGGAGCATATAAAGGTATGACTGAATTTGAAAGAGCTCTATGGAAACTTACACCTTTTAAAAACTTATGGGAGCTTAAGGATATCCAAAGTAAACGTAATTATTATTAGAAACAAATTTTAGGAGAATAAATAAAGGACCTATTTCACAATAGGTCCTTTTCATTTAATTTGTTTTTACATTCAAATATATCCTCATTATAAAACTGAGGCATATCTTTAACTAAATCACCCCAAAAAATAAAAATTATAGCATAATCTTCTATAGTAAAACCAATATTACCATGTTCTTTATATTCTTCTATATTAATATCATCTATATAGAAAGTAAATATAATAAAATATTTATTATTAACGTATAGTAATTTTATACTATAGTAATATTTAGTATTATTTAAAGATCCTTCTAAATCTTTAACTTGTTTTGCATCTATATGCTTAAATACTAAATATATAAAACCCTTAGAATATTCTTTATTTATAGCTGTATATAAGCCTATAAAACTTGGATGTTCTAAGGGTTTTCTATTTGGTAATACTCTTGGAGCTAATAAAATTAATTCATTACTCCATACCATCTATTTCTACTTCTGTAGGTTGATTTATATCTTCTTCATCAGTAAATTCTACTGTATCATACTTAGCAACAATTGCCCAATCTTCAGAACTCTTAGGATTATAATTCTTCAATTCCATCATTTTCGTAATATTTACGAGTATGGTCCCAATTACCTGTCTGATAATGATATGATAATTCTGTTAAAGTTTTGACAATGAGGTCCTTACGATCATCTAACTCTAATTCGTTAAACATATTAAATACTCTCACTTCATTATTACTATTTGTCTGAATAGCAATAATATATGCTTCACAATCATAATCTGAAATGTCAATTCCTTGATCTTTCATATACCAACTAATTGCAAGCAAGTAATAAGTTATTTGTCTATAATAATCAAATTCTTCTACAGAATGTTTAAAATTATAGACATCACTAGTTGTCTTTAAGTCAATTAAAGTAATCTTCTTATTTATATGATCAAATATGCATCTATCAAGTAGAGACTTACAGGGTGCAATCCAATCATTAATAGGTAGTTCCCAGTTAATATGAAACTCATTATGAGATTCTACTCCAGGAATATCTTCTAATAACTCTTTCGCTTTCTTATGATTATCAATATTATTCTTAATATTTTTAAGCATATTTAAATCAGCAAAAGATATTACTTTACGATTATCTTTTTTACTTTGTAATGCTTTAATATAATCAGCATAACGATTACATAGCTCTGTAGCTTCTTTTAAGACGGTTTCAGAGCTTTTTGAATTACTGTATGCAGATTTGTATGCAGCAATCTTTTTATCGTCTTCTATGAGTTCTAATGAATTAGCATAAGTCTCACAGAAATCTTTTTGTTGTTTTACTTTAGGTACTTCATAATCAAGAATTATATAATCATTCCAGAAATCCTCTGGTTGAAGTATATATTCATGAATCATAGTACCCCTTTCGAGCTGAGGAAGTTTTAATCCTTCCTCCTTTCCATCTATCATATCTCGATAGAAACGCGGTCCTTTCTTCAAGAACCAACCAATAGCAGAATTTGATATTCTCGTATTGTCTTCATAATACGGTTTATCAATTATCATTCTTACTTAATTCTATAGTTACTATTTTAGGTCTTTCTCTTTCAAGATAACTGTCAGTTAGTATACTACAATTATATTGATTTAAATGACCATATGATATACCATCATGCCAATGCCCAAAGAAATGATGCTTATATTTACCAAAACAGTAATGTTCAAGCTTTTCATTATAATTAGGATTTTCATGAGTAATAAGTATATCACAGTTTTGTATCTTTTCATATGGGCATATATACTCATCGTATTCATTCTGAGTATCTTCAAATGCCCACGTTTGCCAATGTATAGGAGCTATCCAAGGAGTTCCATAAAAAGTTATTCCTTTATATTCATATAACTCATCAACAAGAAATACTACTTTATCATTAGTTAAAGTTGATATCTTAGTCTTAAAATCTTGCCAACTCAAATCCTTTACAATATCATTAATAAGATTTTCTATATAAATATCATGATTTCCTGGAACTACAATTACCTTTTTACACGGTAATTTGTCTACCCAATTGACAAAAGTAATAGACCAGAATTTATCTGATTCTTCGTTACTTCTCTGAGCAAGTAGATTTACTATATCTCCTGCTATACATAACACATCGCATTCTGGTATATTAATTAAATGACCATGTATATCACTTATTGCACATATTCTCATGGTATAAAGTTTTAGTTAGTTTATATATAATTATACTATAAAATAGTATCATTTCTTTAGTTTTTTTATTAACTCATCTACCTCCTTTTGATTATGGACTATATAGAAATCAACCTGTATATTGTTACTACATAAGTAATATCTAAATAGTTTCTCTCTTAAAGGCCAGGCTTCATTAGGATATCCTTTACATTCAATAATAAAATTATCCCCTACAAAGTCAGGTAAATAAGTCATTGCTCTATACTTTTTATTATTAAAAGTAAAAGCTGGAAGTAGCTCATATCGATGCTTCTCGTAATCTGCTATGATATTTGCCTCTTTCAGCTTTTTATATGTATAAGTTTCAAGTTTACTACGAAATTTAATTCCATCATATTCATTTGGAGTTGCATTTCGTACTTTACTATTTAACTATTTTTTTCTTCTCATTAACCTTTATTTTTTTTGTACTATTAAATGTAATCCATTCATCCTTATTATATGCTTTTATAGTACTTTCTAATGTTACATCTTTATTATTGTATAGACTAATTACTCCAAATTTGAGTAATTTCCAACACCTTATTATATTAGCCATATTACTAGTAGACCGTAACCAGTTTATTATATAGTCTAATAAGAAAGTAGGTATATTATATATTACTAATAACCAAACTAATGGAATAGATAATATAAAACCAACTTTTTTAATAAATTTCTTCATATAACCAATTTTTAATAGTTTCAAATCCATTAAGCTTAACTGCATCAGATATATCTTTTGCTTTAAACTTTTTATGGACCAACATTCCTTCTAAGCCTGTTTTAAGGCTCATTTTACGAAGATATTTAACTCCAGCTATATCTCTATCAAATAAGATAATTATACGTTTAAAACGCTTCTTAAGCTGGTTTAGAGCCTTATCTGGGATAAATGTAGACTCCGATGATGGGCTTATTGCAGGAATACCCATCTCATATAAACACATGACGTCTTTCATACTCTTTGTAATAATGAGTATATCTCCAGTTTTAGGTAACTGTTTAAACCCCTGAATGTCGTTCTCAGTCAGGTTATTACGCCACTTTGTATATTTATCTGCTAAAGGTCTATATATTTTAAAATTATTATAAACCTTATAAGCATACATAGGATTACTATCCTTGTAAATACCCTTTACAACTCCGTTACATAGATAATATTTTATACTACTTACTCCAAATTTCTTTAGAGTAGTAGTAGAAATATTAAACTGAGACCAGTAATTGATATCTGTTAGAGTAAAGTCTTGTCTTACAATACCAATTACTGTCTCTGTTGACGGTATATATTGCTTAGAGCTAACGAGTTTCGTATCATTAGTAATTTTAAGCTTATTAACTATATCATTAAGTATATCCGAATAGTTAGTTAGTCCTGTGAATAGTGATACAAACTTAATTATATTACCACATTCTCCAGTACCATGGTCTTTAAACATTAACTGTTTAGTTTTTTTACTATAATAACATCCAAAAGAAGGTGTTTTATCCTTTCTTAATGGTGAATTATATATCATGCCTACTTTAAAATTACCAATATACGCTGCATATATATCATACTCAGTTACTTTAGACAATATCCAATCTAAAGTAATACTCACATTATCTTTTATTTTTGTTGTATCGTAAATCATATGATATATTTTAGTGATAGTTAAGGAATCGAACCTTAATTAACCATTACTATCGTATAAAACGTGAGTGCATGCTATTCCATTCTATGAATTTTGATTTCTCCGTCACATCTCACATAGTGGCATGCTACTCACGTATCGCTATATTACTCTGGCAGGATACTGCAAGCTCATAGCCCATTACGACTGATTACCAGTTTCCCTGTATCCTCTTACGCAAGTGTTAAAGCTTTCACCAGTGCCTAGCGTAGGCAGCTTAAGAGTTATCTACTATTAGAAAGGTAAATCATCACTAGGCTGATCACTTACAGTAGTAGTAAGAGGATTATCTTCCTTAACTTCCTTATCTGCAACAATCGGCTTAGTAAACTGATCAATACCTGTAATTTCTCTAATCATGCTTTCATTCTTACCTTCTTCGTAGAAACCTATAGGAATATTCATAGGTTCAATAGAGGCAAACTTAACATAACTAGGAAGTGTAGTATAACCTTTATCATTATAAACTATTTTTACTTTAAGTAAAATATCTTTATTAGCACTATTAAGCATTGTTACTACCCAATTGGCAAATTCTTTATAAGAACTGCCACTGAATGCTAATACATTCTTAGGATAGAAACACTTGAGTATACGCATAATGCGAGTTACCTGGTTAGTAGCTTTACTTTGATTCTGTTCTTCAGTATCGCCTTCACGAACAGCTGGTTCCCATTCAGTATGAACAAGACTCTTACCATCTTTTTCAAAAGTAAATTCAATGAACTTCTTCCCTGTAGGAGACTCTGCAAACTTTGCGGATACAAACTTAACATTGTCATGAATACCTGCTTCCAAGTACTTAGTATTATTACTATTATCTGACAACTTTACTTCATTTGCTAATTCTGTACTAAATATCATAATATCTTATTTTTAATTATTCAGGTAAATAAACTTTATTCCAATAAGCAGTAATGTTATTATTTTCATCACTCTCTGCTACTACTATATTCTTTCCTCTTAAATGCGGTGCTCTAGCTTCAATAACAGAATTATCTCCGCCTTCAAATGAGATATGTGTCTCATTCTTCTTTCTATATACATAGCCAACAGCATCTGCTTCACCACATATAATATTTGCTAATGCACCTACTAAATCAAGAGACATTTCTGCCATTTCTTCGCCATTCTTATTAATCAACTTATCTTTAGTATGACCAATAAGTATGAAGTTATCACATAATCCACGGAACATGTCGATGACTTTTCTTACAGCCTGTCTTATATATAAATAACCAGACCCATTAGGTAATGTTCTTAAATCTGTACCTTCGTACTTTTTACCCATTGGAGTAGCTTTATAAAGCTGTATAGCAAAGCTCATACACATCTCTTCTAGACGTGTAGCATTATCTATAGTAATATATTTATAAGGATATTTACCAGTTTCCTTTTTAATCTCTCTTATTGCATTAGCTATATCACCTAAATCTTTTACAGATCTAGCTTGAACAGCTAATGCCTCTAAGAACTCTGAACCACCTTCTAAATCAATAATTAGATTGTTATCCAGTGCTGCAACTAAAGTAGTTTTCCCAGCTTTTGGTTTACCAAATAAAATCAAAAATCTAGGATTTTCTACTTTAGCTTTTACTTTCTCTTTTGGTAATACAATCATAAAAGCTTTTATTTTTTTTGTATTCCTCTGATAAAGTTCTGATAATTTCTGATAATATGGAATAAGATATTTTAATTAAAACAAACCACGTTTCTTAATATTAATCGTGATATCGATAATAGTTTTCTTTGTCTTCGGTTTTAAATAGTTCAAAGAACCAAATGCAATAGGAATTACTTCATAACCAATCTGTACGAAGTTATCAAAGATTTTAACTGGAGTACCAAACTCATCTTTAAAGTCATAGTCAACATCAAACGGACAATGTTCCTTTGCATAAATATCAAGTGCATTAATAGCCTTGAAGAATTCTGTTTCTAAGTCGAAATTAATTACATTATCTCCCCAACACTTAAACGGACAATTAGCGCATTCCTTCGGCAACCATCCAATATTATGAGTCTTACTTAAACCTAAAGTAATAATATCACCTGCACCAGCATATTCGATGCCATAACTGCAAGAAGGATAATCACTCTTACTTTCTACAGTCATCCAAGGATAAGCGTTAATTACTCGGTCCATTAAAGACTCCTTATATGTTTTTGCACTCTTAGTATTTTTCGGTAATGTAAATGTATATGATTTCATAATTTTCAGCCTTTTTAATTGTTATTACTAAACGAAATCTTCCTTACTGGTTCATCTTCTCGTATAGTCTCAATTAAGTTATTGTATTTAAGGTCATTGTCAAACTCAAGTATAGAACATTCACCTGCATCTCTATTCTTTAGAATATGCAAATAAACTTTATCTCTTACTGGTAGACGATTTGGTCCATAACTCTGTATATTGAGCACAATTTGTATTCTCTGCAAGCTCTTTATCTTGCACTCTACACCTTCATCTTATACGTGTAGTTTAGACTATTTCTTAATATAATCTTTTATATTTTCAGAAAATAATATTAATTGTTCAAAGTTAGCACAATTTTTCATTATATTTGCTAATCTTGAAATAACAGCAATATTTCCAGGTATATACCCTTTACTATTGTCAATTCGATCAATAGAATAAGTATATTGTTTATCATTTAAAATAAACTCATGCTTAAGAATTGGACATTCTTTAGGAATTATTATATCATTAGGAGTAATATTGAATTTAATATTACATCGTTTTGAATGATTCTTAGCATATCTATATAATACTATTCTATTATGATATTCTAAATCATGTTTTAGTTTATCATAATGTAACATTTTTTCTTTTGCTACTTGTTCAGTATATTTCCTTCTTCTATAATAATGGTATAACCTACTTTCCTCTGTACGACAATGTTTACATTGTGATCTTACATTATTTTTTTCAGTTTTACTATTATTCCATCGAAGTTCAAACTCACTAATAGGTAGATATTTACCACATGTAGTACATCTGAATAGGATAGTATTATTTTCTTCTTTTATTCTATTTTTATCTCTAATATTTATCTTCTTTCCATCTATTAATAGTTCCATATAAGAATATTTAATTATTACTATATATGGAACGTATAATAAATGTATAAGTTTATATTTCCCGCTTTCGTGGTAGAATTATTAACATAGCTTTAATAGCAGTAGTTTCACTACTAGTCGTTAGACACTATTTATATATTTCTATATAAACTTGGTACGGCGTTGCCCCATCGGGTTTTCACCGTTTAACGGGATTTATCCAGAACAGCTTTATTTATTCTGGCCTATGAATACATATAACGTAATCTGATGCATGAAAAATAGTATCAGCGGAAGATATATCGCTACGCATTGGATAATGCATAGATGGATTATTAATTCTTTCAGGATTTTCGATATTACGATTCATCTGTGATAACTGTATTATTGTAGTATCTGGAAACTTTTTTACTCTAATAAACAGTTTCTGTAAATCGGAAATCACTTGTAGTGCACTTTCACGATTTTGACCTTCAACAAGTAGAGTATGATCAAGTATAATCACAAATTTCTTGCCTTTAGCTTTATTTTCGTAAAAGTAATCAATGGTAGATGCTATATCTGCAACAGTACCCGGTGTATCTACATAATATATCGGATATGATTTTATCTGTTGAGAAGTTTGTTCTACTTCTTCTAATAGTGTATTGTCTAAATCACTACTAGAACTATATAGCTGAGCAGTAGTTTGCCTTAACTTACTGCTCAATTTTCTACCTACTTGTCTAGAACTTAACATTTCAAATGAAAAATTAAGTACTACTACATCCTGATTAGAATTTAAGTCTATTAAATCACTTTCAAGCGTATTTACAAATGAACTTTTGCCACTACCAGATATACCTACAATAGTATATATAGTATTAGGTTCAATGCCTCCCATACAGGATTTATTAAACTTACTCCATCTAGTACGTAAAGAAACAATCTCATGATTCTTTCTCTTACGAATATATTCTACTGCTTCGTTAGTAGCAGAGGATATATGTCTAAATGTTAGTGTCTTAGTAGATATCTGTTCCATAATTATAGTAATTTTGGTTAGGAGTTTCTACTTTCATTTGTTCCTCAATAGTTTCCCACTCGTGTTGAGTGAGCCATTTCCACATAGTTTTCATATAACCTATTTTACCTGTACGCATACGCTCATCTATTTCATATTTTAAACAATCCATAATGTGTTCATGCATTGCTTTAGACTTGCCTACGATACGATTATATTCTTTCCTACATTTGTTTACATTAGCTCTGAGAAATCCTTTAGTTCCATCAGGTCTCATAACGTAAACTGGAAATTGGTCATAAAACATATCAAACATAGCTTTATCTTCTTTAAGAAGTTCTTCTAGTTTTTCTGTTTTACTTATGACTTGGGTATCTCTATCATATTGGATAGAAATTAAACCTTGAGTCTCTAACTCTTGTATCTCTTCTTCATTAACTAGGCTGAGAAGTTTCTGAATGTCTTGATTGATTGTTTTGATATCATTCAATACAAGTGTTAGGAATACTAATTGATTAATAGATAAAGTTGGTATTCTATCTAAGATAGAAGTATCTATTTCTAAAATCATAGTCTTATATATTATATAAGCTTATGGTTTATCTGAAATATATCTGATAAGCCTCTGTTAATCCCATAGGCTCAATTGTAACGGTTTTAAATCTCTGATTATCTTATAGGCTTCCATAATATAATACCTATAATTAATCTTTCTTTCTTCAATTGGTTTATTATCAAATTTATTTAGAAGAGTAACACCAGATGCAGTAAGCATATTCTGATACTGTCTTGCAGAAGCCTTATATTTACGTTCTCCTACGTATGGCTCAGTATATGTTATAATTTCACCTTCTTTATGACCAGTATCTTTCCATTTCCACAAGTATCCACCATTAGTAGATGCGTAGAAACGATTAGTTCTTTGTTGCTCCTCGTTCATATATTCAACATGCCATTGTTTACCAGTTTTCTCAGACATTAGAAAATCTCTTATATCTGTACAATTCTTAATTGTATCTTCAACTGGTATTCCATCTTTAAAGAAACTTATTACTGCTTTAGGTATAATCTTTGGAGTTAATCCTTTACCTAATTTTACAGTAGTGATAAACATTCCTTTCTCCTTTACTTTGTTATCTTCAGTAATAGCAAAATAATCATTAATAGCATATTGATACATTGCTTTAAAACGATCTTCTTCTAAGGTAAGTTTAGTAAGCTGTTCCCATTCTCTACAAATACTGTTTACTTTAGAATATGCATCTTTCTTTAGTAAGACGAATAAACCATCAGTATTTGCTTGGACGATTCGACATCCAATTTGAGTTAATTTTTCAGCTAACATAAGTAATAGTAACTGTCCATTAATTCTAATCTGCATTACTGCAAATGGACTATAACAGAAATTATGTTCATTCTGTAAGTTACCTGATAAACCATTTAAAGCTAACTTTAAAGTTTCGTTCTTTACTTTATCACCATTGTGTTTAGCTTCAATTCGCTCATCTTTGATTTGCTTATATACTTCTAAAAATTCTTTACCTAAATGTCTAGGATAGAATTCATATTCTATAAGCATACTTGGATATAGTGAAGCTACATCTATATCTATAAGCATTTCATCATCTCTAGGAATAATAATCTCAGGACTATTCACAGAATGAATACCTCCTACTCCTACAGAATAGCGTAAATTATTAAATACAAACTTATTTTCATATCCTTTTCTACCTGGAGATACTATCTGATTTTTCATATCTTCTAGTACTCTTTGTAAAATAGGACTATCATATTTAATAAATGGTAATATTACATCTTTTAATGGTATTACGCTCATTGGAGATCTTAAATCTTTAATATCCCACCAAGTTAGACCTGTTTTTTCAAGATATTTCTGAGTTAAAATTTTCATTCCAATATTTACACCATCTTTACTGAGTACTCTTACTCCATATTCATCTTCAATAGCGATTCGTAAATCAACGTCTTTCTTACATCTATTTAGTAATTCTGAAGTAGATTCAATATCATTGATATTATAATCTATCATAGAGTCAAAATCCTCTAAGGGAAGAGGTTTAGTCCAATCACATACAAATTCCTGTACATTAGGATATTGCATTGTTACTTGGATTTCCTTTAAACCTACTCTAAGTTTATTAGAATATAACATAGTAAGAATATCAAAAGTATCAAACCATATTTGATACTTCCAATGTTTCCACGCGTCTATATTATCTTCACTTGAAGTAGTTATAGTCTTACTTAGATTAAATATAGAACTACATATAGTAGGTATATTATATTGCATTAATTTATCCTCATACTCAATTATATAATTAATTATAGGATTATCATAATGCAAATTATTATAGCCACAAAATATAACATTAGCTGGAATGTTAATATTTGTAGTATAATAATCTCCCCAAGTAATGTATTTATCTACTTGTTTAAAGAACTTAACTAATTCTCTTAGTTGATTTTTCCTTTCTGATATCTCAAACTTATAGATGTCGTTTGTTTCTGTATTTTTTACCGAACAATGAAAGATATTTTGAAATACCTCAATATCATATACGTAGACTATCTTTCCTCGTATAATCATATTATAAGTATTTAAAGTTAGATCTCATGGTTGGACTCGAACCAACGCAATCACACTACATAGTAGCGGCTCTACCACTGAGCTACATGAGAAACCAGTTTAAGTTATGGAAACAGAAATATTATGTTTTTATGCTGCTAATAACTTATTACGACTATAATAAGTTATACTATTATCTCCTTCAATATCCTTTACAGTTACTCCTGTAAATGATGTATCTTTCTTATACTTTTTAGCTAACTTGGCAGCTTTATTCTTTGCTTCATCTCTAGTAGATGCTTCAAAGTTTCCAGTAGCAAAATCATATACTTTCATATCATTATCAGAGCATTTTCTCTGTATAGCATATTGAAAGTTTCTTTTGTTAGGCTTTTCTTTAACAGATAGTTCTGCGGCACTAGGAGCCATCTGTTTACCTTTTTTAGGAGTTAAAGGATTATTACGTACTGATTCATCAAATTTAGCTTGCATAGATTTCTTTGCAAGTTTATCAGCTTTTATTTTCTCTTTGATTTGTTCAGTTGTTAACGTAACTCCCTTAGGTTTAGTGAACATATTGTTCTTAACTATACGCGTAAAATGTTTCTTCTCTTTACGGGTATATCGTATTGTAGGATCATATCCTGCTTTCATAAGAATATTCTTGATTAATTCTTTTTTAGATTGTTTTATAGATTTGTTTTCATTCATAGCATCTTTTGCTACTTTAGTAGTGTATTCAGATTGTTTTTTATTTCCTGCCCACTTTACAAATTCTATTACTTTCCCATTCTCATCATATTTAATGATTCCAGATGGACCCGGTTTCTTGCTTACCGCCATTATTTGATAAGCCTTATAGCTTCTACGAAACTTATTTTTATTACTTCTATGATTCTTTATACCGGTTCTATTATTTTTCTTTGCTAATATCTTTTTCATAATTTTGATAATTAAGTTATTTACTTGAAAATCCTTTTATTATGGTAGGATTTTCTTTTATCGTTTCACAATAAAATATGGTAGTAGTATTAGTACCTACACCTATACTACTTAATTCTCTTTCAGGATATTTACTAGCCCAGTTTATAAGAATATTAACTCTATTCTCATAAGCTGAACTAGACTCCCAAAATTTCTTTCTTACATAAATTGCTTTTCTAACTTCTTTCATATTTATGCAGCTAAGGATAAAGCAGGAGCTTCAATATTGAGTTCTGCCTTTTCATTAAAATCTGTAATATCTTTATTGATTTTGTTAATTTCTAATTGTAATTTATTTTTTAGACCTGCAATATAAGCTGAAGTAAGCTCTTCAGTTTTATCTAGGTTCTTCTTTCCTTTAGAACGTTTAAGTTTCGGATCAAGAGTCTTAATCTTACTTAAGTGAAATAACTGTTCAGTCTTTTCACACAAAGTAAAGATGTTAAGATAGTTATTATCTTTAGGTAATTCAGTAAACTTCTTATAACCCATATTAATACACTGCATATATAGTTTTAATAATATGCGTTCTTCAGATAGAGTTTCAATCTTCTGAAGCAATGCTTTTAAGTCATAATTACGTTTAGCTTCTTTTGGAATAACATTTTCTTCTTTAATCTTATTCCAATAGAAAGTAATTTCGTTAGAAATTTCCTTAATACGACCGATTTTACCTTTATTCTTATCTCCGAGCAAATATATTGATGTAATTGATTTCATATTGATTAATGTTTTTTAAATGTTAAATACTCGACCAAACTACATCTACCAGTAGTAGTTCCTATGGGATTCAAACCCATAACCTACACATTAAAATATTAAGCAGTTAGTTGATTATAACGATATATTCTATCACTGTGTTTATTTTTAGATTTATATGTATCTAATTGAGAATCACAGTTTGGGCATAACAATCTTAAATTATTACGTCTATTATTATTTGCATGACCATCTATATGATCTAGAACAAATATTAAATCTTTACGAAGAAACTTAGAGCTAGTTGCAAAAAGTGTGTTGCTCTATTCAGTTGAGCTAAGGAACTGTGTAGTAATAACTGCCCAATTCAGCAGTAATTACTATAAATAGTACCCAGTTCAGTACTATGAAATTATGTTGTTTTAAGATAATATCCAAATCAATATTTTCTAAATTTTCTTAACTGGCCGAGTACTATAGGAATAACCCGTCCACCAGTCTTAATTCCAACTATTCCATTAAGCCCTTCAAGGTTAACGTCTTCAACGTTGGTTATACCATTTTCTCTTGCATATTTTTTGATATTCTCTTGATTAATCCATTTAGAATGTAGTTCCCCATCTGAACAATTCCTCATACAATCAAACAAAATATCAACAATACAATCGAAGTCCTTACGTTTCTTTGCTTCGTCGATTATACTCTTAGTAATCTCGTCGAAAGCAAATTCATTTCGAGTCGAATTTGACCCAGTGATTGCATCTGCTATACTAATAGAAGCATCTATAATACTTACCGATTCATAAGTATTAAATAATCTTTGCCACCATAATGGCCCACTTCCGTAAAATAGGAAGACCCGTCCATCTTCTCTAATACTTACTTTTTTAGGCGTTTCTGTACGTCCTCCATTCCAAATCTGAATTTTAGACAATATGGCTGGCTCAGAACATATTAGAATTCGCAGAAGTTCTACACGTAATGAAGAAAGTCTGCCGTTCATAAGCTTCTACTATTTTTCTTCAGTAATTGTAGCAGTTACGTGAATTTCAGTTTCCTGATTATCTAAACCGCACTGCCGTAAATACTCAACCTGCATACGCTGATTCATATCCATATAACCACGGACAGTTTCAGCTAACTGCATACACTTACGTGTCATCTCTTCATAGAAGTTTAACACACTCTGGTTGGATAACTTAGTTAAGTCATTCAACATAGGAAGTTCTTCAGCTGTAAAGAACATAGGCTTAGAGCCTGGTTTACTCAACCGTTCAATACATTCAATTACATTCTGCCGGGTTGCTTTAGTAAATTCAGGATCAGCAAGCTCAAAAACTAATGATGGATCATTCTTCTTTTCATTCAAGATGATTTTCGGACGTCCATCAACATCCTTCTCAAGTAAGCTTACTGATTCAACATCAATAGCCTTGAGAATATAAGCTTTTACTTCCTGACGGAAAGTATTCTTACCTGTAGCTACATCTTCTTTCCACTTAAGGTCAGGAGTCTGTGCTACGATTGTAAATATCTGCTGTCCAAAGAAAGGCCCAAACTTCTGGGCTGTTTGCCGATAGCGAGCTAAAATTTGAGCTGCTAAACCCGGAGTGTTAGCTCCATTAATATTATTTTCCATAAAAATGTTCCTTTTTGAGTCCGTACTTGATATACCAATACGAACATAGTTATACAAAAATTGATAAAATCTCTCCACTGTTCGATTATTTAATAGCTATTCAAAATTGGAATAGGTGAATTCAATCACATAATCTACTAAGCATAAAAATAATAAATTGAAAATTTATGAGAAATACTCTGTGAGTTACTTCTGATAATTTCTGATATTTTTTTTGTTTTAACGTCCCGTTTCGACGGTTAAGATTCAATTCCTTCGATGCTTAACGCACCCCTCACCGTAAGCGTATAACGCGATTAGATGCGATATAAGCCACTTTATCATCAGTTCCTTAGAACCTACTGAGTATGTCCGGTATTATCGAAATTCGTCAGAATTACGGTTGTTTAATCTAACATTACTAAAATCATAGACTCATTGCTTATAGCATGACCCATCTATACCATTTCCAGGATTTGTTTGTTTATACTGCACGAACATTAGGATTTCCACCTATCATCGTCTCCTTGTTTGCTTATGGAATACTTTCATCATAAGTGTACTATTGCCCTTACAGAGACAGTGTAAGAAACAACACAGGTAACTAACGATTCAGCGTTCTCTCACATACAATGTTGCGCATTGTACTTTACGAGTGTCTTAACAGTCAGCAATGTCGGTTGGCAGTCGGGGTGACTCGTACTCCTTAACTTCTACTTTACAATAGTAGTTTGAAATCTCTGTACTATCATTGGACTTCCCAATTAGTTAAAAGTTAAACAATTAGAGTTCATTTTATCATAGCTGACTCTATTCAGCGTAAGTAAAGTTGATTCATTAAGTATATCATCATATACTATAATTATTACTAAACTGGTTTTAGGATTCTAACCCTAAAGCATCTTTAATAACTCTATTTACTTCCTTAATCCATAACGATGTTTATTATCCAAAATTCTGGTGTGAACTAGTATAATAAATCAAAGGCATTTACATATCTTGAAATGCTTAAGCTCTGCCGTTTTTTACAAGGAGTTTCCTCTGCATCTCCTAATCTTGTTTATTACCACGTAATAACACTTGCTAAAGGTGTCCGCTTCTAAGTTCAGGGTTATAGCGCCCTCATACTCGCATTTTAGACTATTATGTTTTAGTCTCGTCATTTCTCATATATTATACTCATCTACACGACAAAACTCATGAGTCACCTTAGACTTGAAAGACGGTATCAATCTCATATACCTCATCCCTTATACGTAAGTTCTTTTACAGCACACTATTTACGATAATGTACAGGATTGGCTCCTGCTCCACGATAATCAGTCAAGCTTTAACGTTTACATGTTTAATTCTTGGATCATTGCGTTTCCAGCTTTCATATCCTTACTTTGTATAAGTATGTACCATAACACGGTTATCCTTACATTAGTATTAGTAATTTACTCCCTTCATAAGTACAAGTTCCAATATCCACAATTGCATATTGCATCACAGCTGATGTGTACCGAACACTAGAGTTAGCCTGTTTCCCTTTCTGGGCGCACAGTAGCGCTTTTGTTAACCGATTTTGGAGACCGGTAATGCGTTATCTACAATCTCTTTTTTTCCACGAGCTGGCTGCTTGCTTAAGGTGAAACTAACCTTTGCCTCTCGGCTTTACCTATTCTTTCCAAAGGAATAAGTTAGGAACCGGATTGTCCCTATTTCGTCATCGTGTTTATATCCCTTTTTGATTCTGCTTTTGATAAACTAATACGGATATAGGGATTTCGTTCCCTTTGTACTGTTTAGCACTCAGTGTGTCTTCTCTTTAGTACTGCGTCTTTAGAAGTCCCCAAACGGTTCTCACTTCCTAATGAGGATTGTACACGCTCATCCCCTCTTATGTAGTTTTCAATTACATAAGCTAACACCCTACCTTTTGAGTAATCTCACAGTTTTAGCTGCTAACATATTCTCGGGTCATGTAACTTTTCGGGCCATGGAGAAATGATTCCAAGCTCCCTGACAGGTGCGACCAGTATTATTGTATACTTTACCGCATGACTTCCTCGGAGTGATTTACGCTACAGTTTTACTCCTCTCGAACTGTGATATAATTATAGTATTTATTATACGGTTATTATCACTAACTTTTTACCGTAGGGCTGTCATCTTTAGCCGTTAATCCTTGTTTTGGTGTATTGATGCTTATTATTTCACCAGTGGTAAGATTAATAGAAGCTACTACTTTCTTACCTAGACATATGTCGACAAACTTATTTTTTACATCACTACTGCTGATGTAGTCTATTGGTTCCATTTTTGAAGCATCAAAACCATCCAAACATTTACAAGCATTACTTACAGACGAACGTAAGTACTGTTCTACATATAAACAATTAGTTATACTACTGTTAGCTTGGTCTCTGATGAAAGTAGACTGATTACCTTCTACTATAAAGTATTCAGTTTGAGCTTGAATAGAATTCAATTTAGCTCTTGCTTCTCTTGAGTCCTTAATAATACGTGATAAACGTATCATTTGTTGAAGTATAATTTTATTGTTCATATTTATCTACTATTGTTAATGGAGTTGTCGGTGATTCGTCATCAGATACCTTACTTATAGCATTTACTTTCGGATATCCTGTTGAATTCGTCTTCTCTATTACTTTAGTTTTCCACTTAACTACTGGCTTTGGTTCGCCAGTAGTTTTTACATTCACTTTTGCGTCTGTTGTTCCTTTCACGGATACTTCTAATGTAGATAAGTCTACCTCAACATCTATCTCATCTACAGACTTTTTCTCCTCTTTTATTACTTTAGGGAAGTTAGGTAACTCCACTATAGAGGGTATAACAGGCTGCGCCTGTATAACTTCTGTAGTTGCGAACATTTGCCTACCAATGAATACACTGACAACAAACATTCCAACTACAGTTAACATTCTATTATTCATTTGATATGATATTTATTAGAATGGCTATTCTTCTAAGATATGAATTTTTAAAAGAAACTTTTTAAACCAGTTTAGTTTTTTTTTTCAGTCCCTTCAGATTTCTCTTCATTCTTAGGATATTCGTCTTCCTTTGGAGCTATTAAATCTCCTTGACAATACTCTGCAAGACGATCAGCCGGGTCTCGATACAAGTTAATAATCTGACCTACAACCATACGCATCTTATCAAGCGTAGGAGTCTCCTTCTGTTTGTCAAAGTAATTGGTACGAATACTCCCTAGAACTTTACGGGCAACTTCACGTGCAGCTTCAAGTTCAGTCTTCTTACTGTCTTCTACACCATCAGTAGTAATAGTATAGTCAGCAAATAACTTATCAATGTAGTCATTGCCCAGTAAGCCAGTAATAGCATTAATTGCTTTATCTTCTTCCGGCTTTGCTTCAGGATCATCCTTCAGTTTATAGCGGAAGTTTTCTCCAATTAAAGCACGTAATGCTTCTGCTACTTGTTCTTCACTCCAACCGGCTTTAGACATGTGCGTATGCATGATAGAGTGAGCCATACACGGTGAACCTGTCTGTGAAGTATATAAGTATACAGCGCGACCTAAACCACGCAAGATAGCTGTAGGCTGGATAATAGAGAATATCTCATTGATCCAATCTGTAACTGTCTTCTCGTCTAATGCAAGCTTCTTATCTGCATCAGTTTCTTTCAGGCCACGATATACACGATACCATTCTACAGTGTTAACTATATTTTCTGCCACATTTTTCTCTTTAGAGATGAGGTAATTAAGGGCAGTTTTCAATTCCTCATCATTAGCAATCTTGTTAGGATCAAGCTCTGGAATTTCTACTTTTGGCTTGCTGTTTGCAAGTTCTGTAGGTACTTCACTTTCTGAGAAGTTAATAGACATTTGTCCATCGTTCCCAGGCAGAGCTTTAGCAGGAGCTAGTTTAATACCTAGCATTTCTGCCATACTTTGCAGCGGTAATACTTGGTCTGCAGCTATCTGTAACTGCAATTCGCCACGTTCACCACGGTCGAACAAGTCTTGACGTACATCGACAAGAGCTAACAAAGTAACTACATCAATGCTACGATTGATGTCTGCATATAACTCAGGATATTGCTTCTTGAGTTCCTCATTGTTAGCATATCGCTGTTGCATTACAAATGCTAACATAGCCTTGCCGTCAACAGATGATTCTCTTGAACCAATAGGTATACCGGCTGTAGGAATTCCTGTGATAAGGTTTGCAGCACGTTCTACAGCTTTCTTTTCAGGGCTGTTCTTACCTGTTGCATCTTCAGGAATGATTGTAGGAATTTTCTCTTCCTTCTTCTTAGGCTTATCCGGACTTTTAGGGGCATCCTTCTTCGCCTGAACCTTAGTTTCCTTAGCTGTAGTAGGAGCTTTCTTTGCGTCCTCTACTTTAGCATCTTTCGGCTTGTTATCTACTTGAGGCTTAGTTTCCTCTTTCTTGTTCTCAGTGTTGTTTACTTTAGCTTCAGCTTTTGCTGCTGCTTTTGCTGCTTTCAAGGCTGCCTTTCTTTCAGCCTTACTCATTTCTTTTGCCATTTTTGATAATGTTTTAAAGTGTTAAAATAAAAATTATTATTAAGTACAATTAAAAAAGATAGATTAGTTTAAGAGGTTAACTATCATCCTCTATTTCTGGTGAGTCACGTCCATTAGTAAAGGTATTACTTTTAGTTAGTGCATCGAATAATTCTTCATCTTTAACAATGTAACCTGCAACCCCAGTAAGGCGAATGGTAGTACCTTCTGTCACTGTAGCTACTAAGCTTTGCATGCATGTTAAAGCATCATCATTACTCATGGTGCTAACTAAACTAGTAATGGAAGTAGTCTTATCATTATCTGACTTAACTACTTCCTTACTTAAAATACCTACTAATAGACCAGCCATAATGGCGAAAACAAGTTTCCACCACATTCTTGTGCTACGAAATAATCGTGCAAGGATAAATGCTACGGTTAATAGCCCAATAATTGCTGGTGTCATAATTAGTAAATGTTTTTAGTTTAACAATTGTTTTAATTTCTCTCTCGCCTTGTTAAGACGAGATTTTACTTGAGACTCAGAGAGCTCAAGATGCTCAGCAATCTCCTTGTAAGAGAGATTCTGAACTGTGCGTAGTTCAAGTATATACCTATACTTATAGCGAAGTCTGTTTAATGCATCTGATAATTTACTATCTGTCTCATGATATATGTACAAATCCTCTGGTGAGCTGTCGGCCGAACTGCTTACCTGTAGACAGTTATTATCATTATCTAATTCATAATCATACTTCTCTTTTTTGGTACGTCGTATATAATCAATACTACTATTTATAGCGATAGTTTTTAACCACATCTCAAATGAAATATGATTAACATAACTAGCTATCTTAAAGAAAGCTTTAGTAAACGTTACAGATACTAAATCATCTGTTACATCCTTATTATGTACAATATTATATATAGTATTGTATATAATTCTGTGATAACGATTATAAAGCTGCGTGAAGGCATATTGTTTACCTTCTTTAGCCTGCTTGATCAAATCTAAAAGCTGCTGTCTTTCTTCATCTGTCATAATTACGGGCTTTAGTGTGCCTATAGAGTCAACTAAGACTCTATAGACTTAAAATGGCAATTCTAGTACATTCCTACAATAGTATTCATACCAATCTTTGTAGAATTTATTATAAGTATCCCATATACATTCCATGAATTCTATTTTCATAGGTCTAGTAAGTACACTAGCAGGAGTATTGTTGATTAATCCACATAATATTCTTATGCGTACTTTTAAGGTTAAATCTTTATCTACTCCTATCTTTTGTATTATCATATTATCAAACCAAAATATTAAATATTTTACAGTTTTAATCCTATATGATTCATGAAATTCTATTTCGTTTAATTCCCTTTTTTGTATTCTTAAAAAGGTATACCACTCAGGACGCCAGTTAAATGAACTATACTTAACTCCCCAAGTGGTATATATATGGTTTGTTAAACTATAAATTAACATATTGCTGCTTTACTCTTTTAGCTATTTTCATTAGTACTACATTAATTTGTGCTAATGACCAGCCTGTAGTTTCTAATATATAAGCTTTAGTTGCAGCTACACCTCGTCCATATATTCCAATGTCTTCGAGGTATTTATTAGTAAATGTCTTTAACTGTTCGTCAGTTATATTAGGCATTTTCGTACCATGAATCGATTGTCGATAAGATGGTAATGAACATATTTCTGAGTATTCATACTCTAGAAAAACAAATTTGTCAGGATTTGCTAATACGCTCTGAATTTCAATAGATTCTTCAGGTAGTATTGTGAATTCCCCTTTCTGTACTAAGTCATTAACTAATAGTGCAGAAGTAATTCTCATACAAGGAACTTCTCCAATTATATTGGCAAGAAGCTCAAAGTTTTCACCTACAATTCTGTAGATACCAGGATGATTGAGTCTCATGGTTGATTAATTTCTTTTTTAAAGTTATTTACTATTCCAGATACTTCTGATAAAGTTAACTCTGGATATTTTTGCATCACTTTATTAACTGCATCAATATCAGATTTAGCTGATCTGAGTAAGTTAATGAACTCTGTTCTTTCATGTTTAGAGTCAAACCAAGCAAAATATCTTACACGCATTGATATTCGTATTCTTTTATTTTACTACTTAATTCATTCCATTTAGTAATATCTATATCAGTAGCATCTACTAAATGTATTATATCACATTTAGTATTGAATACTCTTCTAATATAAGATATTCCTTCTTTGTAGTGATACTTATTCTTATAAGCACGAGGTACTACATTATGAAGACGAGTTATTAATTCGGTCTTCATTCTCATCTCTGTTGCAGCTTTCTCCCATGATTCTGGAAGATTCTGTCTAATAAAATTCATTAATCCCATTTCAAATTAATTTATTGATTAAACTAAAAATCCTTCATAAATAAATCAAATAGTGTCGTTAAATACATGTAGTCTACACTACTTTTGAATAATACAGTACTATTTATCCGGTATAACGTATATATAAGAAATACATATACCTATCTTCTTTAGGTATATAAGAGTGCTCCCAAGTAACTATATAATTTTTAGTACTCTTATAATTTTCTCTTAAATAATTGATTTTACTTTCCATATTAATTAGTTTTTAATTGTAGCATTGAAGGGAATCGAACCCTTCACAGCCCTTACGTCTGATCTAGCCTGATATGCCCCAGCTTTCTACGACATTAGCTTAGCCGTTGGACTCTGTTATCACGCTGCGATACCAGTATAGTCCATTACATAACTTGTATTGCCAGTTATCTGCATATTGACCTATTCTACTTCACATTGTCGCTGTCAAATTCATTCAGCCCCATATGCGTTTCCTATCATTTTACTTCGAGGGAAACGCTAGCAATAGAAGTCACCTTAGACGTCATAGTGAGTGGAGCTGGAGGGGATCAAACCCTCGTCCAAACGACTGATTCATAGACCTAACAGTCAATGTGGGTATACAACCGACCAAAGTTGTATACCCTATGGTCTTGAGAATGGTTAGTTCTCTTATACTGATCTTGATGATATACGAATGATAGTTAAAGTATTTTTATATACTTTAAACGATTCAAAGATTCATATCATTCAGTCTAACTTGATGTCACGACTAAGGCGTTTCTCTATCTCTAGAGGACAATCTTATTGTCGCGATCTCAGACTTATGATCAGTAGTTCACGGTAGTTCCCCATAACTGATTTAAAAATTCTGTATGAGACCTGTTAATTCAGGTCTTTGTATGCCTCAGGCTCTAGAGTTCAAAAGAACTATTTCCGACTCACATACTATAGCTATTGATTCAAAGATTCTAAGCTTGGAACCTCTTTTATTTTGTTTGTTTTGAGTTAGCGACGATTTACACCGGGTACTAACTCATCGTATGTCCACTGCCAGGAATCCGGGAAGATACCACGCAGTTCTTTTTGAGATTCGTCAATACTCTTACCGATTTCAATAAGGTCTTTATCGTACTGCTTCTTCATCTCGCGAGCTTCTTTATCCCATGCGGACACAGGTTTATTTCCACTCTTGATATCTTCAGCAAGTGCAGATAATTCCTTCAGGTAGGTTTTAATACGTTGGTTTGTACGATTAGAACGGCGAACCTGCAATACCGCAGAGGATACTGTAAATTCACATTTCTGTACAATAGCAACTAACTCATTAGTTAGCTTCTCTTTGCGACGTTCAGCAATCTTCTCAGCTGCCTTGGTAGCAATGTCTTCAGTTACTTTACTAGAGTTAGCGATCACATCTTGGATGTTTTCTCCATTTACCTCTTCTAAGAGGATGTTCATTTTCTTTTCTGCCATTTTGAATACAGTTTAATTGATTTAACAATAAATTTATTTAACACTATAATATAATCTTAATGAAAGAACAATCACTGAAATATCTCTTTTTAGCCTCTATTATAGCTACTGCTATAATGTTTAGTCTTAATTTAATATCTCTGTACTTATTCTTCTTATGAATTTTTAGTGCTGATTCTTTACTACATCTACTAAAGTATGATATAGCTTCTAATCTTTTCTCCTCGTATAGAGTAGGAGTAATAACTATGTTAGTCATATAATATGACATCTTAAGCAGTTTTAAGTGCTTGTCTACGCTCTCGATTTAATCGAATTTTACGTTGACGATAACTTTCTCTTTCACCTGCTTTTATCAGCTTACGATTTTCATAAGCTGTCTCTCGTTTCTTACGATTTATAGATGTAAGAATAAGGTAATTAGTTACTCTTTGATGCTCTTTCTTTAAGTATGCTTCAAGTTTAGCTATTTCCTCTTCAGCCCAGTCAATATATTCTTGTACTGGATTTTTGTTTAATTTTTCTAGCTCTATAAATTCTTTTAGAGCTTTTATACGTTTTGTTTTACTCATATTTTTTTTGATAAATTTAAGTAATGATTAAAAAGAACTGTTCCTGTCTATTTGTACTTCTTATTCAACAGGAGACTCCCTGCCTTCTCCTGACCTACATATAATGTGGTTGACCGTTGTATAGTCCATTGTACTCTTGATTAACAATTTCCATTAGGGTTCTAGTCTTAAACAGTTCTTTAGGTTGACTGAATCCACCATTTTACTAACAATTTAAATTAGTAATATATAGTATTAAGTAGAGGCTCTGGCGGAACCTCTACTTCTTTACTATTCTTTGGTTGCATTCTGAGTTTACACTCATGAGTACATTCACTACAGTTGATGTGATTATCAAGTGTAGGACAATTATTATCTATTTCCATGCTTTCTTACGATTATAGGGCTCCATCTTTTTATGTTTTGGCTTCTTTTTAAATTCCTTTGGAGGATCTTCATTATTCTTCTTTGCCATACTAATAAAATTTAAATAGAGGATTAATATCTCGTAATAACTCAGGTAATGCGGATAAACCGTATTCCTTTAGTACCTTACGATGTTCGTAATATGCAGAAGTAGTATTTACTTTAGCAATAATACTTACTGGAACACTAATAACTTCACGATTCTGTTGCACTAAGAACTTACATAGTTCTGAATTCAATAGCTCTCGTGTCTTGAGAGCAGGTGAACCAATAGATGCAATAATCTTCTTACAGAAGTCTTTTACTACTGCAATTTGTGGATTAGCTGGTCTATCTACTGCTATAGCAGATGGAGTTAAACATTTAGCTATTAAAGCGTTTGTTACATCTATATCTGATAGGATATGGATGTTTACAGATTCAGTATTTATATGTTTCTCTATATAGGAGGCTAATAGTGATGCAAAAATATCATCATCTTTTATAACTCCTTCAAATGTAATAATAATTGCTTTCATATTTTGCTTTTGATAAGTTATTTACTAGGAATACTGATAGATACTTCTATTTCATACTCCTCTAATTCTTCAAACAATTTATCAGTATTTAGTTTACTGATAATCTCAATAGGTGGATTAACTTCTACTCTTTTACCCGGTACTGTTCTACATAGCTTTTTAGCTCGTTCTAACGATATACCAAGTACTTTGGTAGTAGCTAATAGATTTGCAAGATAATGGTCGTTACTGAATTTTATTTCAGTTAATTTACGACCTTCTTTTACTTTATTGACTACCATTCTTCTTCCTCTGATGAAATTAAATTCTCAAATTCAGTAAAGAAATTCTCTGCTGGGTCTTTACAAATAATTTTAGTATTATCTGTCTCTATTACTACGACAGTTCCAAGTCTATCGTTACGACTTTGAGTTATGTTGTCAATATAATTGATATTGACTACTGCAATTTTTGTTTCTTTAGTATCTGTAAAGCGTTGCTCTACAAATAGAAAATCTCCAATCTTTTTCATGTCTCTAAAAATTTAAATTGTTAATAATGACGCCTGGACACTCAGGATTTAATTAAGTTAGTGCCAACCTAGTTTATAGCATAAGACAAAGATAAACGACTACAATCGTTACTTACTATGACTCTCACTATAGTTTTAACTCATAAGCAGAAATAGCTGTCAAACTAAATCTTATTGGAGTACATGATTTTAACGTCCGCACGATCATATATACCATCTATTCTATCAATCCCGTTTTTTACAGTTGCGCAATTAACCTGTATAAATGAGGATAAACGATAACCTACTGTATATACTTACGCCCCACATGCTTGTCATTTTCTGAGGACGTATACTCTATCTTCACAGACTGAGTATACTAGACTCTAATATTCATTTAAAACAGGAGGTTTGGTTTTAATTTTGAATAGAGTCATTTACAACCGTTGATATAACATGAGTTTGTATAGAGTCATCAAGATATTTTTGAGCTCTTGCTCCAGATAGTACTGTGTTATACGTTGATGTGTTTGATTCATATATGTAAATTATGTCTTTTATAGACAACGATGTACCATGTTGCATCAAAATATCAATTAATACTACCTTTGGCATAGCTAAAAATACACTATCAACTCTTCTATCTTCTCTCATTTGCTCACGCATATCAAGAATATCCTGTATTGTTGCTACAGGTTCCTCAATAATAACTTGAGGTTCTTCTTGTACTTCTTCTTGGTTCACACCATTTAAGAAATTAGCAATGTTTTCACGCTCTGCGTAAATTATTGCTCCCATCATGCCTATTAAGGCAAGAGTTATTAATACTACCCAAACTATTATTCTTGGCGGTTTAGGTCTCGCCATCATTTCATTTTCCATTTTGATAATGTTTTAAAATTAGTAATTAATCTCTCCAAAACCAATCTTGGAGTAGTTCTTTAAAGTTTTCTATTATATAATTTCCATCCTCTTTTTCTTTTATCTTCAGAGAAGTCCCGACATGAGCATCGGAAGCGCCCAACCCACTGCTAGAATTCAAACCGAACAAACCCGCAGTTTTATTATATCCATCTTTTCTGTACAACCAAGAATAGATGTAATAATAATTGAACTTAGGTATCCAAGGTTTATTACCGTTACTAATGAAATTTAGAGCAGCTATAATTGTACCAAGCTGTTCACGCAGATTCAAATGCTTATCCTTATAAGTTCTAGGTTTTCTACCTATTACTTTACAAGCATCTTTGTAAGATTTAATTTCTTCTCTTTTCATGCTTTTATTGATTAAAATGTTACTTTATAGTATCTCCAACAAAATATACGTGATGATATAGATAGTACTTTACATATACAGTACTATTTTGGTTTGTAATAGGATTACGTAATGTGAACTTATATTCTTCATCATTAGTAATACTTCTCTCTTTATTGACTAATATATAATTCTTGTACTTCATTTGTAAATCTACAAAATTATATACAGTTTTGGACTCTTCGTATTCTCTTTTAATTAGAATACCAACAATATATGTTATTATTGCTATTACTAATATTCTACTAATTCGATTTAGTTCATAATATTTAATTACTTTTATCATAAATAGATTTTAATGTTAATTACTAATTGTACCCAGAGCGGGAGTCGAACCCGCACGACCAATGGTCAAAGGTGTTTAAGACCTTAGCGTCTACCTATTTCGCCATCTGGGCATTAAATTAAAGTTTACAACTTGATAATTATTAAGGTTAATAAAAAATGCAGGTATTTATCTCGTTACACCTGCGGGTCCGGCAATCCTGTCTTATATACCGCGTGAGCTGGCGGTTAAAGGTATTAGTTTTCATAGGTACAAACTGGAAGATTCTTTAGACCTACTACTTAACACACTCGCCACATGAAGGCTACCTTAATGAGTGCAATCAGTATATCTATATTCACATATAAATATACTGACAACAGTACGCTTACTGTTATGCTTAATTAATCAATCTGTGCAATTAAGAATGAAACGATGATTAAATAAACAAATGGCTCATACTATAAATCTAAGGACGGGCAAACTTGGCTACATCATATTATTGTTAGACTTGTGACCGATAATATTGTTATAATGATGTAGTTGTTCCTGATTTTAACGTCTGCACTAATACTTGTGACACCACTACTATAAACACAAGATATAAGCCCCACAGGATTGTTAAGGATTCTCACCTTAAAGATACCTAGCTACAGGTCAGCTAGGATTTTTTGTATTACGCTACCCAGTCTTATAATGACTTGACTTGTTCGTATCCCGCAATACCGCAAATACGAACTATCTTTGATTTCATCTGCACTAATATTAGATTATATAATAACATTTGCAACTATTATCATACATTGTCTAAATATAAGCCCCACAAAGTTGATACTGATTCTCACAGTATAGATGCAGTAATATTTACTGCATTAACTTATTAATAAAATCCAACTGTAGATATAGCTACATCATAAGGTTTTAATTTTTCAATAATAGTATCTATATCTTTTTGTGTAATAACTTTAGGAAATATATTATATCTTCCTATACAACTATCTACATATTCTTAGGTTTCATATAGTATTCTTGACTCTGCATTCTTGACACATAAACTCAAATGTGTTCTCTCCCCGACTTGTCACGGTTATTGCTTACGAGAGATGTAGTTGCATTAAGAAGAGAAGTATAATAATATAGTCCTTAGCGCTACCTAAGTCTTTATAAGGGCATACCTAACTTATATTATTATACTTTAACGTGGTTAAATTATGTTTCACAACATATGAGGATAATTTGCATTTCATAGAATAATTACTTTGCGAAATAAATCTGTATTAATATTATAATGCAGTATATACTATTACATTATAATTTACTGATTAGACTGTTCATTGTGTGCTTCAATTATAACATATCCTTCACTATTACGAGTGAGTTTTTGATTATTGTCTATAGTTACTTCATCACCATTTAATAATATGAATTTAGTTGTTTTTTCTCCAAATTCTATTATTCTTATAGATGTAATAATACTTTTATCCTTATATTCTATGACTACAGTACTACCTGCTAATCTAAAAAATTCAGCTTTACTATTCATTTTCGTAATAATTTAGTTAAATAACCATATAGATAGATATAATACTATCATTATGATTATTACTGATAACATACCTAATTCTGTGTCTCTATCCATATGATTATTTATTTAGTTAATGATTAAATTGCATTTTACACCTAAAACTTAGAATCTTGCATGCAACTGCAATCTATTACATTTGTCTGACAAGGACAAACAACTAAGAAACTGGTGCCCTCAATGTCTTGGGAAGTTATTGAGTTTTTTAAATTGCCTGTCTTTCCAGGCTGTCACTTTCTTTCAAGTTGCCACCAAACTTATAAATCGGAATTGGTTTCCTGTACGGTTTGTCCTTAAACTTTTAAGTGCGTTACTAGTAAACCGCCTAAAAGATACAGCACTACTGGTTTAAACTACTCTACCAGCAAGTAAACTAATGCCCGATTTGATTACGTCCCTTAGGCATCAGGACAACCTAAGACTTTTAAAAGTGGAACTATCCACTCGCTTAGGATTGGTTGTTTTTTAAATCATAGTTTGTGTAAGTTTAAAGTATATACGCTTAGCAACTATTTGTTAAACAAATCTCTTATTCTTTTGAAAGTTTATTTATTATTTTTGTCTGTCCATATACATGATATTGTTACTAACAAAGCTAAACCATTTAAGTAAATGAAACCAGTCCAATCGTTTGTTTCAATGCAATATTTTAGTATTACAATCCAGAGAAAAACAAAAATAACTAATGCAATTATTACACTTCTGTCCATAAAAGCTATATATTATGTGATTAGTCTATTTTGGTAAAACAATTAGTCTTAAAAAACGAGGATGGTGGGTTTCCCCACCACTCATTCATTAATCCCAATCGTCATCAGAGGCTTGTGTAGATTTTTTACTTTCGGCTTTGGTTGGTTTAGCTTCTTTTTCTTCTTCTTCGTCTGTAATATCAATGTACGTTCCGTTAGCCAAGTTAGTACGCAAATTGTTAGCTGCCATTTCTTCCGGTGTAATCTCCTCCGCCCAATTATCGGTTTCATCCGCAAAACCGATAACGGTGATAAAGCTTTGTTTCATTACACGCCCGTCAGAAGTGGTGAACTCAATACGTTTTACTTCGTCGCTGATGGAAGCTAAATCTACTTGTTTGTAAAGTAAATTTACCACACATTTGTTTTTGTTTTCCTCTTTTACTTTCTCATTGAGAACGTAATTTCCGTTATCGTCTTTCTTATACGTTCCGTCCTCATTCTTTTCGGGAACGTACATTACACGGCATTTAAGTAACTTTTTCCACTCACTTAACGCTTCTTCATCCGCGGGAAATATGGACTTTGTTAGGGTAATGTTACGGGCTAAAGCTGCCTTAACATTAATTCTTACAACACCGTTTCCTTCATCCGTTACTTTATCCGCGCTTGTATCACCAATAACGCCTTGCCACTTGCATATAAAGAACGGTAATTTACCGTCCCGTGGTCTTAGTTCTGCACTTTGTAAATAACACAACATGATAATAAAGATTTGAATGTAAAACAAAAAAAATAAACAAATAAATATCGAAAGAGAATGCCCGAATAGAACAATGCGGGGGTATTCCCTTCCGATACTAAATGCAGGGGAGTGAATCTTTGCTATTCCACACACGCACCACCTCTCTCAAAAAATTTTTATAAAATATTTTTATATTTTATTTTTAAAATATGTTTAATTTATGTTAAATATCTGTAATTATTCTTAATATTTGCGTTATATAATATATAACAAATAACTATATAATATGAAATTAATAGAATCCAGTGTACAGATTATTGAGGAAAAAGACCCTTATAAGATGATCGAATTAGCAGGTAGAACTTGCTATCATAGCCAGGATAATATAACAGAAGATAGCGCTAAAGAGTTTGTAGACCGTATGATTAAGCTTGGTCATGGAGCTATGTTGGAGCATGGTACTATTTATCTTACTATAGATGGAGAAGATCCAAATCTCAGTAAGATACAAAGTAATCCATATACTAAGGTAAACCTAGTACCTTATGAAGTACTCACAGAAGGTAATTACACGATCAGTTACAAAGCGTATATTACTACCAATCTTAGAGTATTAATAGAAAATAACTTAAAAGAACTATTATGCTATCAAGTAGAACCTACAGAGCATCATGAAAAGCGTATTACAGTAAAATGGATATTAGATAGAGTAACCGGTGAAAGCTTTTTAAGACATCGTGTATTTAGTTTTGCTAGGGAGAGCACTCGTTATTGCAACTATAGTAAGGATAAATTTAATAATGAAATTACTTTTATTAAGCCTACTTGGTTAGATATACCTACTGGTAATTATACTTACTGGGATGGCGATTGGTGCGACATAGATAAGATGAAGATACAATTACCTTCTGATAATGGTATAACTGATAACTTTTTATGGTGCTTAAATAATGCTGAAACACAGTATAATCTATTAATAAATAAGGGCTGGAAACCACAACAAGCTAGACAAGTACTACCATTTGCTGTATGTTCTCCTTTAGTTATGACAGGATTTGAATCAGATTGGGAACATTTCTTCTCATTACGTTGTAGTAGCAAAGCTCATCCAGATGCTAAGAAGTTAGCTGACGAGTTAAAATCGTTAATGAATGTTAAAAACATTGAACTTAATAGCGTTAAATAACTATAAATAATGTTAATAAATGTTAAAGAAATAGTAACTAAGACAGTATATTAGACGTTATATGGGGAGTAAGAGGGGTAAAGTAATAACAGTGTCTAGTTAAGTAGAGTGTTATAATATTAATTACTCCTACTTTAGATAATCACAAATATAATTACTATGAAACAGAAACAAGTTAGAGAAGTAGCATACTTAGGTAAGAAAGTATATTTTGGTAATAAACCTTATACTCTAGTAGAGAATGAAGTAAAAGGTATGTGTCAAGGATGTGATTTATACAATTGTTATTGCCCTTCTAGGATTACTTCATTGTGTACTCAAGGATTTATACTTAAAAGAGATAAACAATGAAAGAAGGAAAGAAGAATGATTACCAAGATGGTAAGCTACGTTGGGATTTACTACCATTAGAAGAGATTGAAGATATAGTGAAGCTCTATACTGCTGGTTCTATTAAGTATGGTGATAATAATTGGCAGAACTTAGAAAATGGTTACCACCGTTATAAAGCGGCTATGTTAAGGCACTTACTTGAGTATGAGAAAGGTAATAAGGTTGATGATGAGACTAAAGTAAACCACTTAGCAGCTGTAGCTTGGAATGCAATAGCTATGCTTTACTTAGATAAACACGGAAAAGGAAAGGACTATGACATTAAATGATTAGGAATTAGCAAAGATAGTAAGAGATAGAATACCAGTAACAATAGACAACAAATAGTTTATAATAGAGTCTAATCCAATAGGTAGTTGCGATGGCTGCTATTTCTTAAATAGAAACTGCCCTACTTTGGCTAGACGTTATTGTTGTTCTAATGGCGAAAATATATTAATATTAGAGAAACAAAATAAGAAATAATACGTTATTTGAGTATTAAATATAGAATATTATGGAAGATAAAGTACTAGAAACAGTAGTAAATGGAATTAAGTATACTATGTTGAAGGATGTGTTAGTTAAGCCTTTGGAACCAGTTATGGTTACTAAAGAGATAACAGAGCAGATTCCTACAGGTGAAGTTGATGAAGATGGTTTCAATAAGTATGATACGCAAACTGAAACTAAGGAGGTAGAGTCTGAGTATTCAACAGGTGTAGTACTGAAAGTTCCTACATGCTTAACAGAATGTGAATATAAAGTAGGAGATACTATTGTTTATAATAAGAAGTTTGCTAAGGACTTTGATCTGTTTAAAGATAGTCAATTAGTCAAACCATACGATATAATTGCTATATCAAATACAATTTAAATTTGCTTAACTCATTGTTAGAATGAACCCTGGCGTTAGTCAGGGTTTTTTATTATCTATATAATAAGTGTTAATAAATGTTAACAGATTTTAACATTTATTTAATATACCGTTTATAGATACATAAACATTAAAAATAAATATTATGAGCTACAAAGTAATTAAGGAATTTGGTTCTGCTAAGAAAGGTGATGTATTAGCAGAAGATGAAACAGGTTTAGTGTCATTTAACATTAGTGAAGATAATTATACTAGAATGATGTCTTTAGATTATGATACTGCGGATTACTTATGTGAAGAAGGTTATCTTTTAAGTATTGATGATGAAAGTAAGTATAATGTAGATGCTACTTTAGAGCTCATTGATGACTTACTTGAGAAATACGAAAGTAACTTAAAAGAAACTAATGAAAAAGCAAATAAAGGCGAAATACAGCCTTGCGTTAAGTTAGAAGCTGAGACAGTATATTATAACTTAAATAAGGTTTTAAATAAAATTAAGGATACGTTGACAAATGAATAAATTGGTAAAAAGCGTAAGCAAAGCCGATTTGAACACAGAATTCTTAAAAAGTCTTAATGGTATACTTGATCTTACTGATAGGGAGCTAGAGTTACTAGCTACATTTATAGCGATAGATATTAATACTCCTAAGCTCCCTAACATAAGTAAGAATGTAATATCTACTGAAAATAGAAAATATATTAGAAAAGTATTAGGTATTACTCCTGATAATCTCAGTAGATATATAACTAAGTTTAAGAATCAAGGTATATTAATTAAAGGTAAAATTGAAGATGAAGTTGTAGTAAATAAGGCGCTTATACCTGAAATAATCGGCGATAGAGTACAAATTACTATAATATTAAGAGTAAATAAAGATGAAGATTAAAACAACAATAGTAAGACCTGGCACTATATTATGTTGGAAGGAATATAACCTATTTACTAGGTTGTGGAATAAGTTAAAGAAGAGAGACTTACCATATAATAAGTTTGAGATTATTCCTACTAGTATAGAGTTACTTACAATAGATAGATATAATTTTGTAGCATATACTCCTATACGTAAGTATAATAAACAGGAAATACATAAACTACAATCTATCTATGATAATTGTATAGAAGATAGAAATTGGGACGATGTTAAAACTATAATTAATATAATAAGACCCAATACGTTTGATAACTCTTCTACTTTAGAAGAATGTAAATATTATAAAAAGATAGATTTAAATGAGGAATCAAGTGAGTATATATACTGAGCTAAGTAATAAGTATAACATACCATATCCTATTATAGAAGTAATATGTAACAGCCCGTTTAGATTTACTAATAGTATCATCTCTAATTTAGATCCTAAACCAGTTAGATTCTCTTACTTAGGTAAATTCAAATTAAAGAAAAGATATGAAAAAGAAACCGTATGATGTTTATAGTCCTAAGATATACCCTAGACTATTATTTGTAAGTACTAATATTGAGGATTTAGATAAATATTTTATATTTCTTGATGTATATGGTAACAACGATGGAAGCGAATATAATAGATTACTACAAGAAATAGATAAATATGATGGTGGAATGGTTACTTGTAAAGTAATACGTAAGAGTGATAATAAATACGGAGTAATAGTGATAGCTGTTGCTAATGCAGAAGATATTACTCCAGACATGATTCCTCATGAGGCAGTACACGTTGCGGATTACTTTTGTGAACAATTAGGCTTATATACACAAGACTTTAAAGATGGCAATGAAGCGTATGCCTACTTAGTAGGATGGGCTGCAGGAAATATAAGTAATACTATCTGTAATGAGTTAAAAAACAAAGAATATGACAATTGAAGAAAGTAAAATGATGTGGAAATTAGAAGTGGAAAACAATAAACCACTCTATGGTTCATTTAGTAAGGAAATGAAACGCCTGTATAACAAAGTAGATGAATTAATTAATGAAGGCGTAATTACTTATGAAGATTTCACTAATGATGTAATCGACAGTATTACTACTACTATAGTAGATAACGGGAAGAATAATGCAGAACCTAGTAGAGCTGATCAGGTAAATGCGATGTGTGATATGCTATTTAAGAAGTATGAAGAATATAAAAAAGTAGAGCATACAGGAGGAGATAGAGAAGTTTTAGTAGATAATATAGAGTTATCAGATGAAACCCAATTACGTGAATCCGAACGTGCCAATGAGGCGTGCTAAGGAAATTATAGCGAGATTATAGAAAGAATATTATTTAGGTTATTTAATTGATTGATTATTATGGTTAAGTATATTTGTTCAGTAGATAGAGGTATTGTTATTGGTTATGATAAAGATACAGAAAACGTTAGTGCGCTAGATAATTTTTATGTAGATTATATGTATTATGTCCCTGAAGATGGAGAGTGGGTATATACAAAAAAGGATGGTTCTAAAAATAGAAGAAGCGTTACTAAAGGCACTATAGTATTAAAAATGTATCCTATCAGTAAAGAAGACGATAGAGAATATATTTTTGTTGAAAATGATGAAGTAAAAGACCACTATAATAGATTACTAGAAAAGAAACAAGAAGAGAAAAAGAAAGCTACTTCCTGTGATGTGGGTTGTGATTGTGAAGCTGTAAAGTGTGATTGCTAATATGGATAAATTATTGATAGATCAGTACGGTAATGCTATTTTATATAAAGTAGATACTAATAGCATCAAAAATATATCTGATAACTTTGAATGTAGAACTATATATATAGCATAGTAGGATGGTCAAATAATAACAGAAGAAGAAGTAATAGACTATAAACTAGGAGACATTGTACTTATATTAAGTAAATATGATACTATAAGTAGTAAGTGGAATCTAAAGCCGATAGTCTGTTCTGATGCTTTTGCTAAAGACGATCTTATAAGATGGAACAAAGAAGATAACAAACAAGTTCTTACAAATGAAACTATTTGATCTTATTGGAGGTAAAGTAAAAATACACCCAGATGCTATAGGCATCCCATGCTTTAGAAGAGTGTGGGATGCAGATAAACCTGATAAGGAGCATGCTACTAAAGTAATAAGTTACATTGTACTTATGAATAAATGGGATAGTCCTTATGTACAAAGTATGGATGAAGACAGTAGGGAACTTAAACTGAAAAAGGAAATATTCGATGATGAAAATTACAAATTGACGGCAGAAGAATTGATTTGTGAAGATGAATATAAAACCTTACTTAATACTAGAGCTCTACAAATGTTAAACAATATGCGTCTAAAGTTAGATAGTGTAAGTAAATACTATAAAGAATCATTAGACGATACTTTAGATGAAAAGAAGATTAAGGACTTACTAGCTGGTATGACTTCTGTTGGTGGAGTACTTAAGAGTATTGATTCGCTAGAAACAATGGTTAAAGCTGAAGAATTAGCTATAGGTAAAGTTAAAGGAGACGCTAAAGTAAATCCATATGAGTTGGCGAAATAATACATTAAAATATAACTAAATATTAACAACACGTTATAGTGTATAAATGAATATTTTATTATGAATAAGAAATTTACGATTACTATAGATTTGACTAAGGATACAGAAGAAGTGTTTAGACAGATTGAAGAAGCTTCTGAATATTTGAACAAACCTGTAAAGAAGTCATTATGGCAAAGAATTAAATCTTGGTTCTAAACCATCAGAACCCTTACGTGGAGGGTAAGAATATCCACGTGTACGGGAGAGTGGCGGAATAGGTATACGGCAGTAGATTGACGGAAGCGCTCTGAAGTCGTCGTTAATAAAGCTCTTGAGTTTGAAGGTTCGAGTCCTTCCTCTCCCTCTTAATATTGCCCTATGGTGTAATGGTTAGCACAGGAGGCTCTAACCCTCTTAGTCTGCGTTCGAGTCGTAGTGGGGCTACCAATTAAAATACTAGTCCTTTGAAACTACAATAGCAGAAGGAAACTTGTTGGATAGGTAGTTATCGTGAATAGGTAGTCTGGGGTAAACGTTAGCCCAGGTGGGGAGTACTAAACATACGGCGTATAAAACCATAGCTCAAGAAACTAGGTTGCAGTCACTGGAAATCTCCCCAACATAAATTTTTCATAATTAAGAGAGTTTTAGGTTAATAAATTATTATCTCAATAGAAGGGGTTCGTTGTGAAACGCGCCCCTTTTTTAAATATGATATGGTTGATTTTAATAAGAAAATTGTAAATTCAAATAAATTTCGCTAGGCTGCATTAAATTTTATTAATACTGGTAGTTATTGTAATTTTCCTGAATCTACTTCAGAATATTTTAAGTTCTGGGATGAGGAAAGTAAAAGATGCGTAGATGGTTATACTGCTGATGATGGGGATTTCATTAGTGGGTATAACTATTTTTATTTAAACTATTGTCCTATATCTCGTATAGTTAACCATATTACAACAGATGAGTTTGGAAAGACTAAAGTAAAGCGTGTTAATGAAGTAACGTTTCCTGACTTCTGGGACTATGACTATTACTATTTTAATGCAGTACAGGAAGCCCAAGAGTAGGGTAAGCATCTGTGTTTACTTAAGTCTAGACGTAAAGGTTTTTCATACAAAGGTGGTTCTATGGCATGCCGTAATTTCTATCTAATACCGTACTCTAAAACCTTCATATATGCATCAAATAAATAGTATTTGACAGATGATGGTATTCTTACTAAAGCTTGGGATTATATGGACTTTATAGATAAGAATACTGCATGGGGTAAGAAGAGATCAGTTAATACTTAGATGCGTAGACGTGCTGGATTCTACACTAAAGATGATTATGGTAACATCATAGAACTAGGTTATAAATCAGAAATTATAGGCGTTACTTTGAAAGACAACCCGGACGTAGTACGTGGTAAGAAAGCTAATCTTATTATGTTTGAAGAAGGTGGTTCTTTCTCTGAATTAGGTGCAGCATGGCAAATCGCTAGACCTTCTGTAGAAGTAGATGGTATAGCATTTGGTACTATGATTGTATGGGGTACTGGTGGTGATGAAGGTTCTGCATTTGAAACCATGAAGGATATGTTCTATAATCCTGATGGATACAACTGTTTAGGATTTGATAACATATGGGATGAATCCGCTACTACTAACAAATGTGGTTTCTTTGTACCTCAATATACTAATCTAGATATACGTGATGAGAATGGTAAACGTATATATATGGATGAAGATGGTAATACATACCGTAAGAAATCTTTAGAACATATATTAGCAGAAAGGCAAGTAGTAATAACTAATGCTACTAATAACGCAGCGGTTGATAGATACGTTGCAGAAAGACCTATTACTCCCGCAGAAGCTATGCTAGAGTTTAATGGTAACATATTTCCTAAGAAGGAATTACAAGAGTAGTTATCATTACTCAGAACTAATAAAAAACTATAGAATCATAAGCAAGTAGGTGATTTAGTGTGGCAGTCTGATGGCAGTCTTAAATGGGTTATTAAGAAGACAGGAGATATAACCCATTATCCATTAAGAACTAAAAGGGATGAAGTTACTGGAGCATTAATGGGAGATGATCCTACCGGTTCTATAGTAATATGGGAGCATCCTAATAAGGATGCTAGCGCTGGTTTGTATATTGCAGGTATAGACTCATATGATTATGACGAATCGAGTACTACATCATTAGGTTCTTGTTTTATATATAAGAGAGTATAGTCTATAGAACAGTATTCAGATATAATAGTAGCAGAGTATACAGGTAGACCTAAATCAGCAGAAGACTTTTATGAAAATGTACGTAAATTGCTTATATACTATAATGCTAGAGCAATGTATGAGAATCAAAATAAAGGTATATTTGTTTACTTTACTAATAAGCATTGTGACTACTTACTTGCTGATCAACCAGATATAATTAATGATATAGTAAGTAATTCTAAAGTAAATAGAAAGAAGGGCTGCCACATGAATAAGCAAATTAAGCAATGGGGTTGGGGTCTAATAAAGGATTGGCTAAACGATATTAATGCAGATGGCAAGAAGAACTTATACAATATTATGTCGGAACCGCTATTAGAGGAACTTATAGCTGCAAACGATGTAGTTAACGTAGACCGTGTAATGGCGTTGACCCAAGTAATGATATATAGAGAATAGCTATATAACGTTAAAGTAAAAGAGATTAAAAAAGAGAATAAAAATAGGGTATTATTTGAAGGCCCTATATTTACTCAAGAATGGTTTCGTGACGACGAAGCTATAGATAACATCGAAGCATATATGTTTTAATTATGAATAATATTAATCAAATGCCAATATAGAAACTTCCTATGTCTAAGAAGACAAAAGACTGGCAAGAAAGTTGTATAGACTATGTTATAGGTCGTAGCATGGGAGGTTCTAGAAATGGTAATAATAGAACTCGTAGAGAGGAAATGCAAACATATTATGATCTTTATAATAGCATATACAATGAAAAAGATCTAAAATATGTTACTAATCCTTTCAAGCAACAGGATGGTTTCCCTGCAATGGCTTAGGACTATAATATAATTAAGCCTAAAATAGACTTGCTACTAGGTGAAGAGACTAAAAGACCATTCAATTTTAGAGTAGTGCGTACCAGCGATATAGCAGCTAGTGAAATGTAGGACAGAGCTAAGTAGCTTTTGATAGATTATATATAGGCTACTATAATGAGCAAACTAGGTCCTGAGGAACAAGCTAGATATCAGGAAGCTTTATAGAACGGTGAAATAATGACTCCTTAGTAGATACAAAAATACATAAGTAGAGACTATAAAGATATAGCAGAAATAACCGCGTACCATAGTCTTAATTACTTAAAGAATAAGTTAAACATTACTCATGAATTCTTTAAAGGTTGGAAGGATGCTTTAGTTGGTGGTGAGGAAATATATTACGTAGGTATATTAAATGGAGAACCGTGTTTAGAACGTGTTAATCCTATCTACTTTGATTATGATACTGAAACGTCCGACTTAGAATTCATTCATGACGCAGAATGGTGCTGTTATGAAATGAATATGTCTGTAACTGAACTATATGATAGATTATACGATAAGATGTCTGAGAAACAGCTAAATTAGTTGTTAGATATGATGGATCAAGCTTCTAAAGGGGGTATAAATCCTGAAGTAAGAAAGACGTCTTTAGATTATACTCATATTAAGACTCATACTATTAACGGGTTCAGCAGTAATCCATTTGATAGTACTAATAGTGTGAAAGTATGGCATTGTTGCTGGAAATCGTTTAAGAAAATAGGTTTTGTTACCATAATTGATCCTGAATTAGGCGAGCCTAAAGAATATCAGGTAGACGAGAGCTATAAAGAGACAGGGATGGAACTCAATATAGAATGGAAATGGATTACTGAAGTATGGGAAGGATATAGAGCCGGTGAAGACTTATATATAGGAATACAACCATTAGAATATCAATATACTTCATCTGATAATCCTAACTCTCAGAGATTGCCTTATACTGGAGTAATATATAATAATACAAACAGTAGACCTCGTAGTTTAGTAAGTATGATGAAACCATTACAGTATATGTATATTGTACTATGGTATAGACTTGAGCTTGCTATGGCTAGAGATAAAGGTAAAGTAGTAAATATGGATATTACTTAGATACCAAAATCTATGAATATAGATGTATCTAAATGGATGCATTACTTATCTGCTCTTGGTGTAAACTTTATTAATCCGTATGAGGAAGGATGGGACATACCTGGTAGAGAAGGGGGTAAACCTAGTTAGTTTAATCAGATTACAGCTCTTGATCTTACTATGGCCAATACCATAGACCAGTATATTAATCTTATGGATAAGATTGAAAGTATGCTGTCTGAGATATCTGGAGTTAGTAAGCAAAGAGAAGGGTCTATTTCATCTAATGAATTAGTAGGTAATGTAGAACGTTCTGTAGTACAATCAGCTCATATTACTGAACCTTGGTTCTGGACACACAATTAGGTAAAGAGAGAATGCTTAACTATGTTGCTTAATACCGCTAGATGGGCTTGGAAAGATGGTAGTAAAACTCATCTACAATATATATTAGATGATGCTACTAGAGCATTCTTAACGCTATCAGATGATATGCTTTATGAGGATTTTGATATCTTTATAGAAGATACTACTAAGAATCAACAGTATATAGAAACACTTAAGCAGTTAATGCAACCCGCTATGCAGAACGGAGCTAGCTTACTCGATATAGCCGAAATCATTACTATGGATAATATTAGTATGATTAAGTCTAGATTAGAGGAGATTGAGCAGAAACGTATGGAACAGCAACAGGCTATGGAGTAGGCTCAAGCAGAACGTGAACAGCAAGCTATTCAGATGCAAAATGAGATTAAGGAAGAGGAGCTTATGATTAAAGAAGCAGAAATGGATCTTGAAAAATATAAGATAGATCAAGATAATGCTACTAAGATTACTGTAGCTCAACTTAATGCTTACAGAGGTACTGAGAATATGGATTAGAATGAGAATGGTGTACCTGATGTCATGGAAATAGCCCAGCAAGCTTTAGCTGAACGTAAGCAAGCATCTGATGAAGCTTCTAAACAATTTGAATTCAATGCTAAGATTAGAGAGCAAAAGATGAAGAAAGAGATAGAAGATAAGAAGAATCAGCTTGAAAGAGAAAGAATGGATCATGAAATGAAGTTGCAAGCAGCTAAAGATAAAGCGGCACTTGAAAGAGAGAGATTAAAAGCTAAAACAGCTCTTAAAAATAAAACTAACGCAGAAGCTAAAAATAGTAAATAATTATGAATTGGTTTAAAGAAACATGGTGGATAGTTAAACAACTATTTACTAAAGTAAAAGCAGATAAAGTAGAATATAAACACATGGATCACTATCCATTTAGTGGTTATTCTGCAATGAGCTGGTGTGGTTACTTGTTAAGTAGAAAACCTGAATCTCAGATTAAGCCTACTACTTGGAATCATGAAAATATTCATCTCTATGAAGCTAAAGATAAAAAGAGATGGATAAGTTATTATTGGTCTTATGTGTGGGAATGGATTAAAGGTAACCCAATTATATACCCTGCATCTAGTGCTTACTATACTATTCCTTATGAGATGGAAGCTTATGCTAATGACGATAACTTTGATTATCTGAAAACACGTAAGCCTGAAGATCTTGATAAGTACAAGATTAAGGATAGAAAGAAGACTTATAAGGCTAATAAAAAGAATTGGAGACAGTATCTTAAAACAATTAAATAATAGGAGGAATTAATTATGGCATGTGGAGGTAAGAAGTCTGGCAGCTCTAAGAAGGGTAAAGGCGGAAAGAAATAATTGAAAGATTATGGATAGACAAGCATTTAAATAGAGAATGCAAAACCTAAAGTCTTACCGGGAAAATAATCCCGGTAAAGGCTATTGGGATTGGCGTAATAGCCTACCAGATAATCTGAAGTATACAGACGATACTGAGTATGATATGTAGGCCGCATATGAATCTGGAGCGGATGCAGAATATGTAGAAGAGGATAGGTCATATCATTTGCCTACAAGAGATCCTAAAACAGGGTACATCTTTAAGAAATCTATACATCCTACTTTCTGGAAAGGATTAGCAGAAGATGTAAAGTTAGGATACGATGCTTATTTTTTAGGAGATAAAGTCTATACAAAGTCTAAAGGCGAGGGTCCTATAGAAGCATTTGTAGATGGTGGTCAGAATTGGAAAGATGATAGGACTGATCATCCAATCAAGAAACCGACCTTACCAATTGATGAAGCTATCGATGAACTCAAACATGAAATAAATGAACTTAAAGAAATACAACAAATCTAATTATATATAATTATGGATAATGTAACATTGAACGGTTTTGAGGTATTTGAAGAACTCATGCCAGGAGCAAGTGTAAAGAATAAATCTATTACTCCTCCTACTAATGAGGAAGAGGAAGAAACAAAAATTGATCTTGAAGGAGTAGGAGAAGAACTCAGTGAAGAAGAATTAAATAATATTCGTAAGAATACTAAAACTGAACCTGAGGAAGAGGAAGAATCTAAGGAAGAAGATAAAGAAGTAAAGTCTAAATCTAAAGCTAAACCTAAAACCACTACAAAGGAAGAAGTAGAAGAACCTGAAGTTGAGGAAGAAGAACCTGAAGTTGAGGAAGAAGAACCAGAAGAGTCTGCTGATGAAACTACCATAGTAACAGGTTTCTTTGACTCTTTATCTGAAAAATTAGGTTGGGATGACATTGAGGATGATGATAAACCTAAGACTGTAGAAGATTTAATTGATTACTTTAATGATGTAATTGAGGAAAACTCAGTACCACAATACGCTAGTGAAGAAGTTGAGCAACTTGATAAGTTTGTTAAGAATGGTGGTAATTTGAGAGATTATTTCTCAATTGACAATGAAATTGATCTTGATGATATCGATCTCGAAGATGAAAGTAATCAGAAGTTAGTATTGAAAGAATTCCTTAAAGAAAAGGGTTTTAATGCTAAATAGATTGAAAAGAAACTTACTAAATATGAGGAAGCCGGTATTCTTGAAGATGAGTCTCAAGATGCTGCTGAAGCCCTTAAGGACATAAGAGAGAATAAGAAACAACAGCTATTGAAAGACCAAGAAAATGCCGCTAAGCTCGCAGCCCAACGTCAACAGGAGTACTTTGATACCGTTGTCAACGAAATAAAGGGCATGGATAATATCCGCGGTGTTAAAATTCCAGAAAAGGATAAACAAATACTGTTGGAATATATATTCAAACCTACCTCTGATGGTATGACCAAATTTCAAAAAGATTGGTCTAAGAGCGTAAAAAATTTAATCGAGTCTGCCTACTTCACTATGAAAGGAGATACGCTTGTAAAAGCTGCTGAAGTAAAAGGTCAAAATGCCGCTATTAACAAGTTTAAAAATAGCCTTAATAGAACAGGAGTAAGTAGAAAGACTAATAAACAGGATAACACTAGCACCGAGTCTATGTGGAATTCCTTCGCACGAAGATTGCGTGCTAATTAATAATAACTAAAAATTAATTTACTAGTATTTTATGGATAATAATATTCTGAATAATTTGGTACTGTATAAAGGTAAGTGGTTCAGTGATTTGATTGATACCGCTAAGATTTCTGCAGCATCACAATAGAATCCGTATCAGGTTGCTACTGTGTTGTCCTATGTATTCGGTACCAAAGATAATGGTTACAACACTTCTTTGGATATGCTTACTGGTGGTCTTGGTAACGTAATGACCATTGATCAACCGAGCTGGGAGTGGAATGTAATGATTGATGCCGATAGAGCAGTTACAATTAGAGATGCAAAATGGAATGGTGCAGCTATTACAGATGATTCAACTGCAGGTCTTGGCAATACACCGATTATGTTATGGCTTAACTTAGTTATAAACTAAAACAGGTCCTTTTGAAGGAAACTTCAATCGAATAATTCCGTTAATTGCTGGAAACTCCTAAAGATATTTAAACCATAGAGTAAAATATAAATATATAGAATTATGAATAATAATAAAAATGGACAATCAGCAGCCAAGCAAATTACTGATATGAAACCAATACCTGGTTTTGAAGATTATTTAATATCAAAACAAGGTGATGTGTATTCAACTAAAACTAATAAGTTCTTTAATCCATCTAAAACTAAAGATGGTTATTTGAAAGTAGCTTTAAGAGGAAACGGAAAGTCTTATTACTTCAGAGTTCACAAATTAGTAGCTATGACGTATTTAGATAATCCGGATAATTTATCAGAAGTAAATCATAAAGATTTTAACAGAACGAATAACTGTTTAGAGAATCTTGAATGGGTTTCACACGATGATAATATGTTATACTCTAAAATTCAAAATAGATTTAAAGGAGATAAACCTCTTAGAAAAGCTTTTATATTTACAAATGTTTTTAATGGAGAATCGTTTACTATTATCGGTATGAAGAATGTTGCTAGACATTTTGGAGTATCTCAAGATAGTTTAAAAGCATTGAGAACAAACGCAAATACTGGAAAATACATTAAATCTGGTATATTTAAGAACTTAAGAGTAGACATTCAGGATTTGAAGGTTCAACGACTAGAGAGCGATCTCGTAGCTTCAAGTGAAGCGAAATGCGGAACATCCATTAGAGGATGAAGATATAGTCTAATCTTACATGAAAGTGTAAGCAGCTTAAAATAACAAACCGTTTTAAGCGAATGTAATTTAACGAATTACGTTGAATATAATGTGAAGATAACTGGTTTGGTCCTACTGCTGTATTGGAATTTGACGATAAGGAATTCCAAGTACGTGTAGCAGGTGCTCCGTACCAAGATGGTAACTTGTGGGTATATACTTGTTTTGTAGCTGATGGTCAGCCTACTTCTTATATTCCTGCAGAACTCTTGAAACCGGGTTGCCAAGTATCTCGTCTGGCTTCTGCTGTTGAAGAGTACAGTGAAGAGGGTGATATCCTGAACTATAATACTCACTTCAAGATGCGTAATTATCTTACTACAATTCGTATCAACTATGATATTACTGGTTCAGCTTATTCTACAGTAATGGCTATTGCTTTGCAAGATCCTAAGACTGGTAAGAAGTCTTATTTGTGGGCTGATTATCAGGAATGGGTAGCTCTGCGTGAATGGTATAAGAGATGTGAACGTATGTTGGTTTACATGAAATCTAATGTAAACAAAGATGGTTCTTGTAATCTGAAGGGTACTAACGGTCGTCCAGTATTTATTGGTGCTGGTCTGTTGGAACAGATTGCTCCGTCTAATAGACGTTACTATACTCATCTTACTGCAGAACTGTTGGAAGACTTCCTGTTTGACCTGTCTTATAATGTACTTGGTACTAACGAACGTAAGTTTGTTGCATTAACTGGTGAAATGGGTATCCGTGAATTCGATAGAATTTTGAAGGAAAAGGTAGTTAACATGAACCTGATTGATACTGTATTTGTAACTGGTTCTGGTGACAGCCTTACTTTTGGTGGTCAGTTCAAGACTTATAAGATGACTAATGGTATCGAGTTGACTCTGAAGTATTTCCCGCTGTATGACGATATTACTTACAATCGTAAGTTGCATCCGGTTACTTTGAAACCGCTGGAATCATATCGTATGACATTCCTGGATCTGGGTAGACGTGATGGTGAAGCTAATATCGTTAAGGTAGTTCGTAAGGATCGTGAATTCGTAACTTGGACTACTGGTGGTGCAGTTCTTCCGTCTGGCTACGGTAAGTCTATTAATACTCTGAGATCTAATGGTAAGGACGGGTACACTGTGTTCTTCCTCGGGGAAATGGGTATAATGCTTAGGGATCCTAGAGCTTGTGGAGAATTAATATGTGACGCACAATAATTTAAAAAGTTAAACTAATTTAGGAACCTTATTGATTAACTTACGTTAGATAACATATCTAATAGTTTAAGATATGAAAAGTAACGAAGTATATAAAATAACAAATAAGTTAACTAATAAGGTTTATATTGGAATAACAAATCAAGGTTCTGGTGCGAGATATCGCCATCATTGGTATGAGTCTCGCATCGGCGAACCTTCTCCAATTCATCGTTCTATGGCGAAATATGGCGAAGAAAATTTTACATTAGAAATAATTGATTTTGCTGATACCTACGATGAATTAAAAGAAAAAGAGAAATACTGGATTAAATGGTATAATTCTACAGATAGGAGTATAGGGTATAACTTAACTGAAGGCGGAGACGGAACTTTTGGTAGAATGCATTCTGAAGAGACCAAAGAAAAAATCAGACAAAAAGCCTTAGGTCGTAAAGCGTCAGAAGATACTAAAAAGAAGATGTCTGAATCTAGAAAAGGTAAATGTTCTGATAAACAAAAGGAACACTTATCTAAATTGCAAGAGCAATGTAAAACTAAAGTTTATCAGTACTCTAAAACTGGAGAATTTATAGCAGAGTATGATTCTATTACAGAGGCTTGCGAAGCCAACGGTTTAAATAGAGATACTATTCGTAGACAATTAAAGAATCCTCCAAGAAATCCAAATGATCACAGAATAAAATTTCTCTGGAAAACTGTTAAAACAGAAAGATACTAACTGAACAATCTAATTAATAATTATGGAAGTAATCGTTAGAATAATTAAAACTAATCCCTGGACTGGGATTACTAAATGGCCTACATGTTTTGACTATGTAAGCTCTTACTGGACCAGATCTGGTAATTTATATACTGGTTTATCTGCAGAAGATGCAGCTAGATTAGAAAAAGAAATTGGTTATCCTGAGGGATAGTTATCCCCTAATAGTACATTCTGGGATACTTTTGCTATTAAGATTGGCAAAAAGGATTTGATATTGGATACTAATAGACCTGAGGACGAATTAAAATATTTATTCCTTAAGAATCATAAGAGAGTAGCAAACGGTTTAAATAATATCAAACCTGGTACAGATTATGTTATGATTAATAAGGATAGTGAAGCAGAAGAACAGAATAAGTTCAATAAAGTTAAGCGTGAAGCATATAGAGAGATGGATAAGATGTCTACTGAAGAAATGCGTAAGTGTTTACGTCTCTATGGTATGAAATCAGATTCTATGTCTAATGAGGTTGCTGAAGCTAAATTGTCAGAATTTATTGAAGCTGATCCTTCTAAGTTCTTGATGAAATGGGTAAATAACCCTAATAAAGAAATTAACTTCGTAATTGAAGAAGCTATTGCTAAAAACATTATTAGAAAGAATCGTGCTCAATATTACTTTGGTACTGATTTAATTGGTAATGGTCTTGAAGATGTAATTGCTTATCTTAAGGATAAGAAGAATCAAGAAATAAAATTGGCAATAATGTAGGAAATAAAATCTAAGTAATGACTAATAAAGATTCTCATATAATTTTCAAGGTAGTTCTGGATAAGAATGCAGAAGGTATTGCTTACGGTGGATGCCCAGCATTCTTAGATGAAGAAGTAGACTTATTTCTTAATCAAGCACAGCTAGAAATCTTAAGTAATAAGATTACTGGCAATAATGCTTTAAGAATAGGTTTAGAAGGTTCTGTGTCTAACTTATCTGAAATAGAGAAGTTAATAGCTACAGATGTTAATCTTCATGCTGTACATACAGGCTACAATGAGTATGCATTAGAAGATGTTCATGATGAAGATAATAGAATGACTATACTTAGTGTATTACTTAAGTATGGACAATTCTAGACTAACTGCGTACTTACTAGTCATGAATTAGTAAAGCCTTTTAAGTAGACTTATAATAATATACCTTGGGTAGAGAATCCAGTAGCTACTTTAGAAAATGATAAACTCTTAGTATACGTAGATCCTGTTTTAATGCAGGATCCTATGTATGCTCCAAGAGTAGAAGATAATACAGAGTTCTATAGAGTAGATATTACTTATGTTAAGAAACCAACTAAGTTTGACTACACTAAACCTGAACAAGAATTAGATTTTCCTGAAGATGTCATGTATGAGATTATTAATAGAGCTGTAGTAATTGCTTTAGAGAATATAGAATCTCAAAGACAATCTTCTAAATTTTAGTTAAACCAAGTATCTGAATAATTATGCGCGAAAGAGATTTTCAAATAAATGTAGAAAGGCAACTGAATAACATTATAACAAACTATAATGATACTATTAAGTTTCCTTCAGATACTTTGTTTCATTTCATAAACAAAGCTAAAGACGAATATGTTAAACAGAACTTTAGAGTATTCTAGAGAAATCAAGAGATTACTGATAACATACGTACTTTAGTAAATACTAAGAGCTATACTACTTATAGCTTTAGTAAATTAGGTAATAAATGGGAAGCTGATTATCCTGAAGATTATATGTTTGCACTTGGTGAAAATGTATACATAAGTATAAAGGATAATAAATGCAATAACTTAATTACTCGTGAATCTGATGTAATAGAGGCCACAATAGAGACAGTAAGCTCTAGACTAAGTAATAGTCTATCAGATCACAGATTGCGTTATAATCAAGCAAAACCTATTAGAGTATATACTGACAATAAAATTGTATTATATACTGATGGTAATTATGATATAAGTTCTTATGAGCTTACCTACTTAAGAAAAGCAAAAGATCTGGGTAACGTAAGCGATCTTACTAAAGAATACACAGATCTTCCAGAAAATACACATTAGGATATAGTTGATCTAGCAGTTCAAATGATAGTACAAACTATACCTAATACAAGTTCTAAGAAATCTTAGGACGAATAATTAAGGCGCTTACCAACGTGGAAATCTGAAATAATGAAAGTAGAAAGTAAGCGAATAGACTAAGCGCTAATGTCTAATTTAAAAACAAACATTTAATATGATAACTTCAGTACACTCAGTTCTGATTGGAAAACAAGCTCCGGCTTCTTACATTACAGTAGATGCTTTGGCTGTTGGTGATGTTGCTTTGTTCGATGAGAATAAGGCTCTTATTAAGACTGCCGCTGATGCAGTAAATGCTAACTCTCTGTATGTAGGTGTAGCAGGTGAAAAGATGAATGTTACTATGCCTGATGGTACAGTAGCACAGAAAGCTAATATTGATTTCTCTACTGAAATTCAGAAAGCTTCTAAACCGTCTGCAGTAATTGGCGGATATGTAGCTCCTGTTGAAGAAAAGATTGTAATCACTTTGACTAACGCTACTATCATTGCTGGTAATCGTTACGTTTTGCGTATTGTTTATAAGGATATGTATGAAGCCGCTTGGCAGTTTACTCATACTTATGAAGTATATGCTGAAACTACTACCCCTGCAGATTTAGTAAATGCTCTGTTGAAGAAGATCAATGCTCATAAGAATCGTAGAGTACAGGCTTCTGCTTCTGCTGCAGTTCTGACTTTGACTGCTATGCCGAAGGATGATAACGAAGGCATTTATTCTTTAAATGAATATAGCGTTGTATCTATGGAAGCTTCTCTGTATGAGACTATTCCTGGTGCATTGCTTGCTAATCAGCCTAAAGCAGTTGTAGGTGCTACGATTGTTAAGACTGCCGGTAATCCGGGTAAGGGTTATTGGAAGCAAGTACGTGATGCAGAAGTACGTAACATGGGTTATAAAGGTCACGTATTTACTGGTGCATATCCTATTGTTGAACAGGCTCGTAAAGTAGTAGAAGATGCAAAATATGATTATGCTATCATCGAAAACGATAACCTGTACTTGAGCAATGATAATCAGTACATCAAGACTACTCCGTTGACTACGGAAGTTTATTGTCCTAGTTTAGTTAATTCTATTGTAGATAAAGGTATTCAGTCATTTATTGCTGGTAAGACAATTGCCTAATCCACGTTAGAGAGATTGAATTTGGGATAAGATTCCTTTTACAAACTACAGAAGTGGAGTTGTGGAATATTCCACTCTCCACTTTTTTTATTGTTGATATATGGACAAATTAACAAATATACAAATAGATGGTGATAAACTGACCTTTAAGATAGAGACTGAAGTAGACCTTAGTAGCTATAGTAAGGAGGTTTATATAGATGAAGTATGGAATTTAAAGAACATACTTGAAGACAGTCCTATACATAACATTAGCTTTTCTGAGAATATTACAGTAGATTCCGATAATAATGTAACTGTAACTAATGACGATATTCTAGAATTAGATTGGAATATGAAGTATGTTACTTTGAGATGTTTTACGGAATAGGAAGAAATACATTTTCATGGCATATACTACAATCCTTCAATTGTATATATGGCAGAGATTAGGAAATTACATACTCACTGCTCAACTTGTTTAGATGATCAGACTATGCAGAACATAATGTTAGTAGTCTTTAAGAGATAGCTGCTTGAGTATGCTTTAGCATCCGATTACTATCGCGATGCTTTACAATTATATGTAGATATCTGTAGATTACTTGAGATATCTATTAAACCAAAATGTGCAGCTAGTACTTGCTGTAACAATGCTATTCTTACTCAGAAAGGTGATTGTTTCAATACAGAAAACGATAAATGTCTTCACTTAGAGAAAGAGCGTAACTCTGCTACTTTATTTAGTGGTATTTGTTACTCTTGTTCTAATAATACTTGCAGTACAGGAAATTGCAGTAATGGTTATTGTAAATTATAAAATAAATAGATATGATACAAAAATGTGATGGTGTAAAGATATTGGACTTAGAAGAGAAGCTTGAAGCTACAGGTAGTGAATACATTGTTACTGCAGAAAAAGACAATAACTATAAATTACCGCTTGAATCTGTAGCTGATATAGTTATAGGTAGTTCTAAGTTTAAAGCTGCAATTAAGGATGTATATGAATCAAGTACACCTACTGCGTCTGTATCTTTAGATAAAGATAAGTTCTTATTCTCATTTGGTATACCAGCAGGTAGAACAGGAGATGCAGGTAAGGACGGTAAAGATGGTAAAGACGGTAAAGACGGTAAGGATGGTATTGATGGTGTACCAGGTATAGACGGAGATACTACTAGAGTAGTAATAGCATACAAATCTACTAAAACTATACAAAGACCTGATACTCCTGTAGGAGGTAGTTGGGATTATGATACTAATACTATTACTTATCCTGAAGGTTGGTCTGGTAGTGATAGTAATCCTAATGGTTATGTATGGATGTCTACTGCTACATTCTCTAGTAAAGGTACAATAGTAGTGCCTTGGAGTACACCTGTAAGACTTACAGGTGCAGATGGTCATGATGGTGCAGACGGTAGTAATATTGAATTCGTGTATAAGCTTACTGTAACTAGTTTAGTTACACCTACTAAACCTACAGGTAACAGCTAGACTGGAGCTATTAGACAAGGTTGGACTGATCATCCTACAGGCATCAGTGAATCGTATCAATGTGAATGGGTTTGTTCACATAACTTGCAAACTGATGGTAGTTGGAGTGAGTGGAATAATCCTACTATTTGGTCTAAATGGGGAGTAAACGGTAAAGACGGTGATGGAGTAGAGTATATATATCAGCGTACTAAGTTACCTGCCTCTCCTCAAGAGATTACGGATAATAATCCAGACCAAGATGAATATATACCTCAATCAGCTCCTGGTGAACAACCTTGGACAGATGATCCTAAGGGAGTAAGTGAAGAGTTTAAATATGAATGGGTTAGTAAAAGAAAGTATAAAGGTGATACTCACAAATGGGGTAACTTTAGTTCTCCGTCATTATGGGCTAAATGGGGAGATGATGGTCAAGATGGTCAACACCTTAGAGTAATGTATACTAAGACATCTGGTAGCGACGTTAAACCTAGAGATCCAGATAGATTGAATATTAATCCTGGTAGTATCTGGGGTGTAGGTATGCCCTCTGTGACTGGTAAAGAAGCCATATGGGGTATTCAAGCTTTAGTTACTTTTGATAATAAGTTAATAATTGATGAATCCTTACCTGAGGATGAAAGAGGTTGGTAGGGTCCTTATTTAATTACAGGTGTACCTGGTCTTGATGGTAATAACTTCAATTATCAAGTAGAAGCATTTAAATAGAGCTAGACTCAACCTGAGAAGCCTACTAGTAATGATCCATATAATCCTGGTGATGGTTGGGTACTTACTCCTGATATGTCTACTGGTATATGGTGGAAATGTATAGCATTAGTTCAAGGTGAAACTGGCACGGTAATAGAATGGGGTGCTGTAGTAAAAGTAACTGGTCAAGGCGTTGTTATTAAAGGTACTTTGGACTCTACAGATGATCTTCCAACTAGTGGTAATGAGATAGGAGACGGTTGGGTTATTGATGGTTTCTTATGGGTATGGAATGGTAGTGACTGGGTAAATGTAGGTAAGGTTCAAGGCACGGATGGTAACTACTATGAATACAGATTTGCTAGAAACAATAGTTGGAGTTCAGCTCCTTCGTTAGACCAAGATACTCGTTATCCTTCTGGTTGGAGTTCTTCAGCTCCTGCTTTAAGTGATGGTAAAGTCTTATGGGCTACTTTTGCTTATATCAATGGTAGTGATAATACTATGATAGAAGACTGGTGCGATCCATACTATATGACTGGTATGACTGGTGATAATGGTGGTTCAGGTATTCCTGGAGTAGGTTATGAAGTTAGATACTGTAAAGGTACTGAAACTACTTATACAGGAGAACAATGGAGCGACACTATGAAGCGTAAGAGAGATCCAGAAGGTTGGTCTACAGATGTTCCTGAGTTAGTTAGTGGTGATGAATATAACTACATATGGTTTATTCAATGTAGAATAATAAATGACGAATTAGAGTCTGGTAAATATTGGTCTAAACCTAATCCTATGGGTGGTATAATTACTCCAGATCCAGTAGGTTCACAACCTATAGCATATCCTATGGGTATATATAGTACTAGTACTCCATACATTAATGATGGAGAGAAAGCTCCTTATGTATATGATACTAGTGACGGTAACTATTACTTCTTGAAATCAGTAATGACGTGGATTGGTACTCAATAGAATAATGTATCTCCAGCTACAGATACATCTGGCGCATGGACTAAGTTAGAAGGATACGAAGCAATCTATACTGACTTACTTATTGCACCTAACTCATTAGTAGGTGGAGCTGTATTTAATAACAACCTGATGTTCTCACAAAGAGGTAAGAATGCTAGTGATGGTGATAGTTCTGAATATCATTTGATTAATACTTCAGATCCTATGAATACTTCTAACTCGTTTAGACCTAACTTCTTGCTAGACTTTGCGAATGGTGAAGCTTACTTTGGAGCTGGAGGT